TGGCCCACAATCAGGCCCTGGATTGGATAGGCACCTGTACCACCACTGGCATCGTTTACGCCCTGGTATTGAATCCCGGACTCGTTAAATAAAATCTCTGTTTCATGTGGCATGGCTTTACGCTCTCTGTTGAATAGATTTAGTTTACGGATTTCAACGGCGGGACCTGGGCCATATTCCAGGTATGAAAAAGCCCGCGTATTGCGGGCCTTTTTTGGAAAAACTTGGGTTTATGCTGTTGGTGCCGGTACACTACGAATCCAGACAAAGCCGGTGCCCATTTTCGTCAAATCGTATGCGTTGGAATAACTAGACTCTAAATGAGGAACCTCAATATCAATCCGAATTTGTATCGGTTCCAAGAAATGCATGATTTTAGAAATAACTAGCTCTGCACTATTACCACCATTAAGGTACGAATAGTATCCGGTCGAATCAGGCCCTTTATTGACCTCAATTGCCTCTTTAAAAATGTATTTTAGGGCGGTATCTGGTTCATGACCAAATTTTTCACTCCATCCCCCTTTACCGATCAAATTACTTGAGTTTAGTCCATCAGCAGAAAATTCATGATGCCACCCGCTTTTCGGCGCACTGCCAATAATTCGTTCCTCTGTTAAAACTCGCGTAACGATTGCTTTAAATTCACGCATTGAGTTCCCCGGGTCCGTGTACTTCAAGCCGGAACATGCCATTCGATAGTAGCCTGGCTGAAGGGTGATGGTTTGCGATTTGGTATATAAGGTTCCATCGGTCACACTAAAAGGATAATAGCCTTCGCCGCCTTTATCAGACACATTGCTATCGGAATGCGGGGCCCCCAACGTGTTCAATTGACTTTGAAGCTTTGCAAGAGCTAGTAATAGGGTGTCATTCTGAGTGATTGGCCCACTCGCACCGCTTATATTCAAGCCGGAAAGTGTAGTCTTTGATAAATCGCCACCACCAACAACTTTAAGGGATGCAAGCCACTGTGCTTCAGTGCCTACAAAGCCATTTCTAACGGCTACTTGATAGGCTGATAATCCGTCACTTCCTTTTAAGCCTATTCCATCCTTCCCGTTTAATCCTGGCTGACCCTGAAGAGATAAAAGCCATTGCGCTTCAGTGCCTGTAAAGCCATTTTTAACCGCAATTTGATAGGCTGATAAACCTGCAGCATCATTCCCTTTAAGGGATGCAAGCCATTGGGCTTCAGTACCGATAAAGCCATTATTACGCGCAATTTGATAGGCCGATGAACCTGGTGCACCTACGCCGTCAAGCCCTTTTATCGATTCAAGCCATTGGGCTTCAGTACCGACAAAGCCATTATTACGCGCCACTTGATAGGCGGACAGGCCCGGACTTCCATTGGCACCTTTAAGCGATGCAAGCCACTGTACTTCAGTGCCGATAAAGCCAAAATTTACTGCTATTTGATACGCTGATAAACCATCCACGCCTCGTTCCCCTTCATTCATTAAACGCATCACCTGGACGCTTGGCACACCTTCATTCAGAACGTCTTGCACGACTCTGTAATAAGGATTATTAAAATCAAAACCCAAAATCCCGCGGATATTGTCCTGGGTGATAGTCATCGGCTTGTCATAACGCCCTCGCATGAAATAACCAAAGATCACCCCCTGCACGGGGTAGGATTCTGTTTCGTCATCTTCAGCATCAATGCCCTGGTATTGAATGCCAGGCTCATTCTGCAAAATCGAAGTAAGTTCTGTCATGAAGACACTCGATAATTTTTTAATTACAGCCATTTTGACAAAATTAAAGGCGGACCCTTTTTGATATTCCAATTAAAAAAACTGTCAATTTTTTTGGCCGGATCTATTTTTGATATTTATCTAAATTTCTAGTTTTTCTTATAAATTTGGCGCTTTTATTATTCTTATGCTTTTTATATCAATAGTGTGCGATTGCGCATAACTTTCAAACGTAAACCGACCGGATGGTCGGTTCACATTGGTTAAGTCGCTTATTTAAAAACCCGCCTAAAAAAGCGGGTTTATATCGGTTTTTATGATTACCAATTGGCGTCTGGTAAAAGCATAAATGGAATCGGTGCACATACTGTAATTGTAGTTCGATCTACATAACCATTATTTTCATAATTTACATAGATCCAACCAGAACTGCGCCCGGAATAATAGTCAGCGATTCTTAGCTTATCTCCCTCAATTGTAAATTCACCTTGCTCTTCAAGCTGATCATACAAATGCTGATCTGGCGCGAAATCATCAGGCGTGATCGGCCGGATATAAAACCCATGCTGTCGCGTTTGTAATTGCTGACACATGCTGCCACCTCCAATACGCAATACCTGGACGTTGGGCACACCACTCCCTAATACGTCCTGGACGGCGGTATAACACGGGTTTTTTGGGTCATAACCTAGCATTGCCTTGATGTTGTCCCGGTGAATGGTCATAGGCTTATCCAGGCGGCCACGTTTAAACTGGCCTACAATCAGGCCCTGAATGGGATAGGCGCCAGTACCTCCACTGGCATCATTTACACCCTGGTATTGAATCCCGGGCTCGTTAAATAAAATCTCTGTTTCATGCGGCATGGCTTTATGCTCTGTGTTGAATAGATCTAGTTTACGGATCTAAACGGGGCCACTTGGGCCAGATTCCAGGCATAAAAAAGCCCGCATATTGCGGGCCTTTTTCATAGATCTTCTGGATATTGTACTTTGTCTTCAGTCCATGCTATTTCACCACATGAATGCAGCACAAAATCACCACCAAAGGCTTTAGTCACCAAGCAATTGTCTACGCCTGGTTTAGCCCAAAGCTCCATTGTCATCGGGCTACCATTACCAGACGGCGCCCCCTGGATTGGGTGATCATAACTGGTTAAAAAATTTGCTCTATTCCCGTTAGTATTATTTGTTGAATACCTATTAATAACGCCAGGGCTATAATAAAGATTATTCACCAATACAGTCTGTACCGATGCATCCCTACTTGTATTCTCTCTATGTGTATATCTTGGGCCGCCATTAATACTATATTCAAATACTAAATCATCCATTCCCATTTCTTGGCCCAGGAATGGAACAATAGTTGGGGTGCACGATATGACTTCGGGTTCCTCAACGTATGGCGATAGACAGAAGTTAATTACATTATTCTGGTCTTTAGATATGGTCGGATTTTCGTTGCTTGCATGCTCTGAAAAATCAATGGTACTGGCCCACGGGGCTAATGTGATGCGCAAATCACGGCTTGTTAGATTCTTAAATATAAACTTTGTGCCATACCCGTTTCCTTCTGCCGTGACCTCTAAAACACCTTGAAGCAATTGCTCTGCAACGTCCAGGATATAAGACTGACCACTACTGTTTTCATCATATTCAAAGATGCGATAGTTATAATTGTTTATGAGTAGGTTATAGGCTGAATTTAGGCTTCGCATGCCTGACGATTGAAAAATGACTTTATGTGTTGCTCCGGCACAACTAATAAATGCACCACCACCATTACCGCCGCCGCCACCATTACCGCCACCGCCACCATTACCGCCGCCGCCTGGGTTCCAGTCTGGCCCACCATCACCTAAACGCAATACCTGGACGTTGGGCACACCCGTCCCCAATACATCCTGAACGGCGGTATAACACGGGTTTTGCGGATCATAACCAAGCATTGCCTTGATATTGTCCCGGTGAATGGTCATAGGCTTGTCCAGGCGGCCACGTTTAAACTGGCCTACAATTAAACCTTGCACCGGATAGGCACCAGTACTGCCACTGGCATCATTTACACCCTGGTATTGAATCCCGGACTCGTTAAATAAAATCTCTGTTTCGTGGGGCATAACAGCTGCTTCAATCGATAAAATAATATTGATATTTTACGGATCTCGCCGGCGGGACCTGGGCCAGATTCCAGGCACAAAAAAGCCCGCTATTTGCGGGCCCTTTTACTTAGCCATTATATTGACTTAACGGTCTGTAGCTTTCTTTGCTTGCTAAATTCCAAAGTGGCACTTCATACTCATTAATAAGGTGATCTGGCACATAAATATACTCAGGATCTGTGCCGCCTGATGATCCGTTACCGTAGGCGTAGCCTTCTGCAGTGAACGGCGTATTTGATCTAAAAACGATAGTATGTAATTGATATAGATTCACCAGGGCCCAAGCTTTAATGAGTTTTAAATTTGCACCAAAATCTAGGACTTCTAGGGCGTTACAATCTCCCAGGGCATTAGCTTCTAATATTTCAAGTGAATCTGGTAAATCAATGCTTTTTAGCCTTGTACAGTTTTCAAAAGAATAATAACCCAGACTTGTGACAGAATTTCCCAACTTTACACTGATTAAAGCATTCCAGAATCTAAAGGCAAAGAAACCAATTTTAGTCACGTTATCACTAACCACAAGCTCTGTTGCGGAAAGTCGATATTGCTCATTACGACTTTCTGACTGCTCAACTGTCTGACCTGTGATTTCATAGATCCATTGCCCATTTACTTTATATTTAATGTCCCACTCTGGTTCCTGTGGTATTTCTGGCCCAACACCACCACCACCATCACCGCCACCATCACCGCCACCACCATCACCGCCACCACCATTACCGCCACCACCATTACCGCCACCACCATTACCACCGCCGCCTGGGTTCCAGTCTGGCCCACCTTCACCTAAACGCAATACCTGGACGTTGGGCACACCCGTCCCCAACACGTCCTGAACGGCGGTATAGCACGGATTTTGCGGATCATAACCAAGCATGGCCTTGATATTGTCCCGGTGAATGGTCATAGGCTTGTCCAGGCGGCCGCGCTTGAACTGGCCCACGATCAGGCCCTGGATGGGATAGGCGCCAGTACCTCCACTGGCATCGTTTACGCCCTGGTATTGAATCCCGGCCTCGTTAAATAAAATCTCTGTTTCATGCGGCATGGCGTTTCGCTCTCTATTGAATAGATCTAGTTTACGGATCTAAACGGCGCCACCTGGGTCAGATTCCAGGCATAAAAAAGCCCGCGTACTGCGGGCCCTTTGAATGGATCTTAAAAAATCGTATTCCATAATTTTTTATGCAGAATATTGCGTTCATCTAGCCCATTGGTGCCGCCGTTTACAATGCGGCATACCTGTTCAAAATCCCCATAATTAGCATGACGGCTACATAAGTTTTTGCGCCAAAACCACATTGCGGACTTCATTGCATATTCTGGCTTGGTGATCATGTCCGGGTCATTAAGCAGGGCATTGCCCAGGCCAATACCAATACTGCACAGCTGATAGTTTTCTTTGCCGGTAAGGTGGATCGTGCCACCGCCACGGTACTTAAACCCATCGCCGTTGTTCTTGCCATTGCCCATACGGCCACCGTACACAATATCGCATAGGGCCACTTGGCCGGCATTGATTGCGGCTTGTGCTGCAGCAACACTGCTAAAGTATTTTTTAAAGGTTTTTTGCAGATTTGGAGCGCGATAATTCATATTTTCGCGTAATTTTTTAAAGCCTTGCGACTCATGAATATTGTTTGCCAGGAACGCCAATAGATCCGCTTTGGTCTTGATATGAAAGGCTTCGGCATGCTGATTAATGTATTGAGCAAAGCCTGGGGCACAGCCTTTATAAGCCGCTTGTAGCAGGGCATCTGTGATTTTAGGTGCCGGCATTAAACTATTCAGGCCAGACATGGAGCCGCCGCCAAAATCGCCATCAATGGCGCCAAAATAAACGCGCTGATCAGCCAAGATTTGCTGAATCTCTTTAATGGTCTGTTTGTTCTTGCCTTTAGCCTTAGACAGCTCAATTGCGGCATTATAGCTGTTCCACCCGAAAATCCCGTCAATGGAACCGCTATAAAGCCCTGTGCTTTTTAATGCAGCTTGAATCGTTTTAAGTACTTCTTTCATGGATCACTTTTCCAATTAAATGCCGTTAGGACATTTAAAAGGAATGGAAAAGCGTAATTTATGAAAATTCCTAAAAGTAAAAGGGCACAGCAAAACCAGGCGGTGCCTGGGAAATCGGCCAGGTAAGCCAGACAGGTTAGAAACGTCATGATCGCGGCCCAATTGCGCTTACATGATGTGGTATCGATCACCTTATTAGATATAAACAGTGCGACTAGGGCACCTAAAAGGACGATTAAAGCGATAAGCATGTGTAGAGTCATGTTATTTCTCCTGACCTCGACCAAAGCTTTTAATAATTCGCTTTAAATCTTTGTCGGTGATCATTAACTTCAGGCCCGTAGCTTTGATAGCAGCGGCATGAATCAAGTGAATAATTGCGGGGAATACAAAGGAAACACCGGCCACCCACCAAATGACGGCGGGCGTGATTGTGTTTTTAACTTCCAGGTAGTAGACAAAGGCCAATAGGCCACCACCTACTGAGATTAAGACTTTCACCCACTTGGGGTAGGGTTTAAGTCCGTATTGCGGCGTTGGGTAAAAATAGCCGACCGTGGAACCAATGATTAAAAAAATCAGGCTGCCAAGAATCACTACTGAATAGCTGTAAGTGGTCGCAAAATTACTTAAAGACTCGTTGCTTAATACGCTTGGGCCGATAGGTAACGCTTTGACTTTTATTGCAGCCTTTGCATATTCTGTGACAAAGGGGAACATGCACCACAAACATCGCCAAAACAGACTAAATATAAAACCGATTTTTTCATTCATTGCTTCGCACTCTGTTGGCATCAACGAAGATTGCGCAAGTTGCTATTAATGTTTGCAAGCAGCTGCACAATATTCTTGTCCATTTGATCACGGTTATCGTTATAGGCTTTTTTGATATTCCAGGCGCCTTGCTTGTAAAAGTCATCAACTAACCAACTGGGCATCGATAAAACCTGATCAAAAGGCACTTCAGCATCAATGCTGAATTGCATTGTCTTTTCGAGTTGCGATTGATAAGAGTTCTTTGCAATAGCCTGTGAATGCGATAGAAGGGCGAAATCGTACTGGCGCGTCATCTGCACCTCTTTTTCCGATTTTTTCCAAAACAATGCCATTGTCAAAAGTGATATTAACCAAGTGGTCTTGCTGCAATTGAAGATCCAGGTACTGATCCATGAGCTCGTTAAATTCTACGGTGCTCAGGCTTAACAATGTATCGATCCGGGTGGCAATCATGCGGGCGGTAAATTCAACCGAAGTTTGCATATCCAGGGCCGGTAATTGATCGCCGTATTCAATGGTGATTGCCATCGCGCCTAAGATCCAATCTTCAGTATGTTCACAGCCAGATTCCAGGGCTTCAGCCTCCAAGCCTGTTAGGTGCCGGATACTTACGCCACGCTCATTACGCTGACGTTCTTTAGAAAACTGATCCAGGTTTTCAGCCAGATATTCAGCCGGATTAATACTGACACTTAAATCATTCTGGTCACGGGTCACGTCCAGATAATGCAGAAAAATGGCATAGCGTTCTTCACATGTTAAAGCCTGAACATTGACTGAATTGCCTGTAATGGTAGCCAAAACACGGCTTAACTGACTCTCAAGATGATTCTTGTCGATCTTGGCAACTTCCAACACATCAGCCATCAATACATTTTGCGGGGCATAACTTTGCCCCCCGATAGATACTAGGGAATGGGCCACTTTAGCCTCCATATACATGAGTGATATTTGCTGCATCCCAGGCGGTACGGGACACAAAATTAACTTGAACTTCAAGTTGCATGCGATTGCCGGCCCTATCCATTGGCACCACCAACGGCGCCGATACGGATTGAATCAACAACGGTAAATAGCGTTTGCCGCCGTAGTACAAGGCCACATACGGCGGGACTTCAGACGGGAAAAGCGATTCCAATGAAGCGTCTTTGGTAAACTCGGCCACAATACTGCCTTCAGCCAGGCTTTTAGGCAGGGCCCACTGCTGCAGTAAGCGGATCTGATCTTCAACCTCGACCTTTGCACTTTCCCAGGCACCAAAATAAAGGGTCACGGGAATCGTGATGGGTGCTGAAGATACAAACACCTGGGTCGAATTGGTTTTGGTTAAGTTACTGCGTCCTTCAAGCTTATTCAGGGCTTCTTTTTTATCCCCGGACAGCTCAATACCGAACACATTGGACATGGCAGAATCCAGGGTATTTACCCAGTCCCCGGTTTGTAGCATCCCCATTAAAGTCGGCAATTTGTGCTCAGGATTGGATTGTTCAAACGGCGTGGAATACTGGCTCTCGACTGCCAATTCGGCATTAACTGCAATGCCCACAACTTGCTCGGTGCCCTGTTCGGCCCCGGTCTTGTCACATAAACGAATACGCATCTGGTACAAGTTGCTTAACTTGCCCATGTTGGATGCATTATTAAATTTTGGTTTGGCTTGAGGCTTGTTTGCCACCACCTTAGTCGGATCAAAAGCCATAAAAACGCCCCATATCAATATGAGGCTATTTTGAGGGCTTTAAAAATACCGCTTTTTGGATATTCCTATTCTGGTTCGGGCGCCTGTTCAATGGGGATCAGTTCCGGCTTGAATCCCAGGTTACGATAAAAATCGACCATGCGGTCCAGACTGTAATGATGGCTGTTACTCCATGTATTTAATCGCTGATCCATGAACACCATATACAACCAACAATTGCGAACTGACATATCCCCCTTTTTATAGAACTGGCGAAATTCATCATTCAGGAAAAAAGCCAATTCGGCATCAACGGATCTGCCCTGGGCTTGAATCCGTGCCATCTGGCCCTTGTGATTCTTGAACTTTGCCATGCATCACCTTAAATCAACATTGTTCAATTGAACATGATGTTCATTTAAGCACGTAAAAAAAGGGCCATAAGGCCCCATTCCTGGCTTTACGTCCAGGCCCTCAATAATTGCGGTGAATCACTTTTGAATCATGCAAAATTTTATAAAGTAAAAATACGGCAACTGCAGCATGTACCAGGCCCAGGCTGACATTAACAAAAAACTCGATTGATTCACTCTTAAAAGTAATCATTCCCAGGCTGATTGCCTGTCTAAATAAGACAGTCATCAATGAGTAAGCGATTAAAAAGAAAAGCGGCTTAAATATTTTACTATTGGCCTGGCGCTCGAAAGTTAAGGCCAGAATGCCCACGGCTTTGTACATCAAAACCACACCTGAAAAAACAAATAGTGATAGCAGAACGAATAAAGAAAACGGCAAAGCACCTACCCAATGCAGACTCATGACTTTTACTCCGAACGATCTGGCTTAACAGGCTCTATTTTTTCAGCATCAGCCAGGCTGATACTCCCCGCAATATGACTAAATAGCTTGTACTCGGCAATATATGTTGCTTCTACGCAATCCTGGCCCTGATTGAAAGTCACTAGATATCGAGCGCCGTCACTTAAATCTTCTTTCATTTTATAATCCTTTTAAAGTTCTATATTTGTTCATTTGAACATTATGTTCAAATGAACATCATGTTCAAATATTACATGAATTTCATTTCATGTGTAAGTATTTTCTGCATAAAGCCTGGGGCAGTAAAAAGCCCGCATGGCGCGGGCTTCTCAACTGGATCTTACAGGGCTTTCAGACGGTTTTCATATTCATACAGATTAATGAAATACTGTTCATCCTCATTCAAACACCATTCGCCGGTATTCTTCAGCACGGTTTGCTTATGCATCTGGCTGTACTGATCGGCGGCAAGCAAAGTGGCTAAATCATCACCTGGGACGCTATAGGCTTCGACCACGTTCACCGGGTACTGTGTGCGGGCTAAAAAATCCTCTTCAGTTTCCCCGCCATGCAAGGCAATTACACGTTCTACCGCCGGCAAATAAACACCATAGCTTAACCAGGCATCTATGCCCTGTTTTGCTTGCATTTGCGCGTTAATGTGCATGTTCTTGATCACTGCTGCTACGGGGTCAGTTTCGCCATTCTGCTCCAATACGGCGCGTACATGCGCCATAAGTGGGGCTAGTTGCTCTGCATCTGGCACAAGCTTGGTTATCATTGTTCTTATTCCTCGTAAAATTCAGTTTCAGACATATTAAACCAGTCTTGTTTCAGCATCCATAGCATCACTTCCGGTTCCACGATCCAACGGGTTCCGCGTGAATCCCAGGCGCATTTCTTGCCGATACTTTCCGCGTACTTTTTCATGTCATCTTTGTAAGTGTCCTTAAACTCACGGCCAAATGACCCCAAGCCCAGGAATGCCACGCCGGTGACTTTGATGTTTTTGAATCGGCCCATGCCACCATGCACTTTAGTATATTTTTTCACTAAAGCTTCAGGACTATCGGCATCCAGGGCAAAGTTTTTCATAATGCTGACAAAGTTACCCAGGCCGCGGGTTTTGGCCTTGAATGGTTCCACACTTGTGACCTGGTGCCCAATAGCAGACGTCAAAATAAATTCCAGGACTTGTTCGCGTAGGTCATCACTCAAAATGGTGTCATAGCTAAATGGCAGTACCAGGGAACCGCCGATCACTTTGCCAAACTCCCCATTGATCCGGTTTCTAAATTCATCTTCAAAGGCTTCGACATAACGCACGTCTACCCCATCAAAGTTGATCTTCAGCTTTTCGGTTTGAGCAAAGTAAAATACGTCATCGAGCACGTCCATCATGGTTGTTCTGGCGTACTGCATCTTGTCCATATTGCGGTTATCGATCTCGGCCACCGTGTTTAAGATGCTTTCTTTCTCAACACTCAGCACGATTCCATCAAATACGGCGTTATAGGCTTTGACTAGATCCGGGTTATTGGCTGCCAGGCTTTCAAAGAAATTCGGCGCCCAGTAAAAGCGTTTTGTGTCTTTGTGGCGGATCTCAGTAATACGCACCCGGGTTTTACCACTCAGCCAGTTTTCCTGTACCCCTTTTAACTTGGATTCTACCGCCTCGCGTACTTCAGGGAATACCGAACTAAAGCGGGCAATATCACGGTAATCAGACGTTGATAACAAGCCATAATCAAAGACTTTCGCGCTTTCCATGCGTTCCAGTTCAAAGTCTGCAAAAGCTTGAATAGCAGCTGCTCGTTCATTCGGTTGAATGAACTCAAGATTGCCGACTGACGAATTAAAGGAATTGGCGTATTGATAGAAAATACTGCCATTATTCACAGACACAATGCCGTAAAACATGGCGCCTTTTTCTGGATTGCTTGTCTTGACAATATCGCCATTACGCGCCAATTTCTGATTTTTAATGACGGCGGTGCCATCAAATAACATGGCCCGATCATTGGCTGAATATGGACTGTCTTCATATTTAAGCAGCTGCTCTTTGGTGCTGACTGCCATGCGCTGAATAGACTTGTACTGTTCTTTGGCACGGCCATGAATTACGCCCTTATTTTCAGCCAGAACATTTTCTACCAGGTCACTTGATTTAAAGCCTTCGCCAAATGCATAAGATGAAAAAGAGCCGACATAACTGATTTCACCGCCACGGGGTTCGGCAAAGCGGCTTAGTGCACGGTCCCAGTTTTCAGCCGTGTTATTTGGAATATAGCCATCATACTGCTGCACAATTGCGGCCTTACGCTGCTGTAGATCTTCCAGGGTTTCGGCTTTTTTGGTTTTGCCTTCAGTCTTCAACAAAGCAACATACTTGGTGAAATCACTCACAATAATTTCTTCAGTGATCGCCGTTTCAGATTTCGCGGCCTTCTCTGCTGATCGTTGTGCAATGGTCAAAAGCATGTCTGTTTGCTTGGTTGCACGGTCTAAACGGGCCTGGTTCTCGCGCTCGGTACGTTGCTGTAACAGCTGCTCAATGGCTTCTTGACTGTCCGCCTGGATCAATGAATCTAAATCATCATCTGACAGTTCACCTGTCACCGTCAAAGTACCGCCGGCACTGCTGTCCTTGTTCATCAGCTTGGTAATCCAGTCTGACTTGCCGTTAATGATGCTTAGCTTGTATTCATCAAATGAACCGTTGGCGTTGTACATGTACACACGCACTTTGGCCTGTTGGTTGCCCTGACGTACACCACGGCCATTACGCTGCTGCAAGCTGTCTGGCGTCCATCCTGTCGTTAAATGGTGAATGGCCTGGGTGCCACGTTGCAAGTCGATCCCGGTGTCTGCCTTTTTGTTGGCAATGACTACGGTGTACTTGTCCGATGCAAAGCCGTCCTGGATATCCTGGACGTCATCTGTCCCGACCTTGCCTGAAGAGCCATCTGGCTTGATTGCTGCGTTTAAGATCGCAATTTTTGAGGCATCAATGCCGCAATACTGGATCAAAGCCTGTTTAATCGTATGGTGCATCGCCAGGGTGTCACAGAAAATGATTTGCTTGGCATGGCCGTTATGCATTGGATTGGTTTGTTCAATCTTAAAGTTTTCAATCATCGCCTGAAGTTTGGCAGATAATTTAGGCTTTAGATCCAGGCCGAACTTGGCCGCAATTTCAAATAAAATAGCAATGGCTTTGGTATCGTTCGCCGTCAAAAATAAACGGTTCTGATCTTCATCCACATAGGCCCGTACAGTGATTTCATATTCATCCGCATCACCAAAGCTTTTCCCGCGGTTTTTGATTTTGATATCCGCCTCTTCGACCAACGGATAAGTACGCTTGGTTGTAAATTTAGGCGGCTTTTTGTTGAAGGCTTCAACGACCTGTTGGGTCAAAGTATCGTCTTTAGGTGAAATATAATCGATGTAGTAACCACGCTCCATAACGGCGCTTTCACCCATCAAAATCAAGTCCTGCATCTTCATGATCAAGTTGAATGGATGGGCAATCAGTTCAACCGGTTCCCCTAGTTTTTCGCACATGTCCTCTAAAAACTTCACATCGTCTGCATCGCCCTGGACTGAACCTCTACTGGCTGCCTGACGGGCCAGGCCATAAGCGCGTTTAAGATCGGTCAAAGTGGCACGGTCTGCCGGTGATAAATCAATATTGGTTTTGACTGGCACCGCTTCAGGGATTTTTAAATCATTTTCCGCTGCAGTCTGGATATTGCCGATACTGTGCAAGGCATTTTTCAGCAAGGCCACGTTCTTAAAGCCGGTAAAGGTTTCATCCGAACGCAAGCCGCCGGTGATATCCATGCCTTCGATGGACTCGGTATTGGCAAAGGTACTCAAGAAATCGTCTACGGTTTCAATCGATGCACCGCCCAGGATATTCTTAGCCTTATCCTCACCTACGGCCAAAGACAGCATGGTTAGGATCTCAGACGGGCTATTGGTGATTGGGGTCGCACTTAGCAGTACTACGCCATCGCCTAGATCATTGGTTTTTCGTACATAGTCTGATTTTACTTTGGCTGAAATCGCACGTTTAGACAGCTGCTTTTCGGCCAATAAAGACAAGCCCCGGATGGTATTAAAGTTACCGGTTCCTTCACTGGCATCGCCGTTTTTAAACATTTGTGCTTCATCAAACACAATCGAATCAATGCCCAGGTCCTCAAAGTAAGGCAAGCGGCCTTTTTCACTGCCCTGTAGATCTGCAATCTTGTCGGCCATGAAAGCCTTATAAGCCTGGTTGTCCTTGTCCTTGCTGCGGTCATACTTCGATAATTTACGCTCGTAATATTTTTCAATGGTCGAATCTTTTAGCGGCAACATGGTAAAGGCATCACTGGTCATTACAATCATGCGCCAGGCTTTTGACTGGATCAGCAAGTTAAGATCCGCGCCGTAATGGCTACTATTGACTGCCTCCAATGTATTGCCTTTTGAACCAATTACCAGAACATCACTTGAGTCTGATTTGGTCATGGTAATGTCACGATACCATTTAGAAATCGTATGCGATGGCACCACAAATACGGTTCTTTTCTTGATCCCGATATTGTGTAGGTTGATCGCTGCTGCAATCGCGGTCATGGTTTTACCCAAGCCCACGTCAAATCCGGTAATCCCTTCAAAACGGCGCGACAATCGGCGGATCTCGGCATTCTGGTAGGTCTGTAATGATTTGAACCCTTCAAATTTTGGCGCAAAGCCGGCAATTTCAATTGGGGATTCATCCAGTTCTGTGACCATTTCCTTGTTCATTGGATCATTTAATTTTTGATCCAGTTCGGCCATAAACGCTTCATTGGCATTCAGGTATGAACCAAAAGTCGCATCAATTTCCTTGCAGTACTTCAAAAAGGCATTCATCACCACATCATGATCTTGGCGATTCACGGTTTTTGCTACACCCAACGATAAACGCTGATTGTTATTGATCGATACCAACAAGCGGTTTAAGAAATAGATGCGCAATTCATCACTACGATAGCCATTATTTTGATAACGCAATGCATCCTCAAAAGGAATCACTTTCGCCAGGACTTCGACCTTGCCTTCGGTATTGATAAAGACTTCATTACCGCCGTACATGCTTAAAAATTCAGTTTTGATTTTTAAATCGATGTTGGTAGCACGTAGGCTCAGGCTCAGTGAACTCGCATCCACAAAATTAACGTAGCTTTGGCCCTTCTCGCGCTGTGCAAGCAGCTTTGCCCGTACTTTCGGATCTGTCGCGGCTTCGATTTCAGCGTCAATACGCTTTAAAAATTCGCCATAGTTGCCGGCGTAGTAATCACGGTTTAACGATACCTTTGTACCATCAGCATTGATTGCATAATCTGGATTGGTTAATGGGTCGAAATCTGGATCTGAAGCCCGGATATCATTCACGTCCACCATGAAGTTATCGGCACGTCCTGCATATACGGCGTTTTCATACGCGGATTTGGCATCCAGGCTTACTGCCAGGTCTACCGCGGTGCCATACCAATAGGCAGATAAATCAGCCCCATCAAATGCCTTTGCGTTAAAAGTGAGCATGGTTCGCAAAGCACTGGACTTGTATTTTTTGGCCTTCACATCGGCGGCAATGCCCTGCATGGCACTGCTTAACTGGCTATAACGCTCTGCATATTTGCCGTTAATCTCGGTCTGTAACGCCTGGTATAAAGCAAACTGTACTAACCAGTAGCCATAGCTGTCTGCATTCTTTTTCACAGCGTCCAGTAAACTTGCGGCCCAGGTTTCAACCTTTTGCCCGGATGCGATGCAATACGCCTGATACTGCTGCAAATCGCTTAGGGTCATGCCGGTATGGAATGCCATCAAAGCATCGCCAAAATTATCGGCATGATTAAAAGCTGCATCCTGTTTAATCGCATGCCACTGCCCCGCTTTATATTCAAATGTGGTGCCACCCATCACGCGAATATCACCATCGTTTAAGCCTGGTACGTCCTGCATTTCTGCCAGGTCGAGCATGGCTAAATCAATACGGCTGTCTGGAAAACGGCGAATCATTTTGATGATATTGGGCAAGCTTTCATCACTGATCACAGCTTCAATTTCACGGGCTTTATTGCGCCAGTCTGGCACCTGTACCGATTGGCCCAGGACGTTCTTAATGCCTTCGGTTTTGAAGTACTTGCCGGCAATAATGTCAGCATCCAGAACACGGGATTCCTGCAATAATTTGATCTGGCCGTTTTGATAGAGATTTTCTAGTTTTTCGGTCAATTCCTGGCTGTGCTTGCGGTACACAATGATATCGGTGACAACATCGGCGCCGGTCGGGTGAAATACTTTGTTTGGCAAACGATATGCCCCGACCATTTCAGCTTTCAGTGAAATCTGTTGGCGGAATTTACGACTCGAAGCACCCGTCATTAACTTGGTACTGGCAAGGAATACGCCCAATTTGCCATATTTCAATTTATCAATCGAACGCTTAACGAAATAGCTGTCTAAGTCATCGTCTGCGTAAATATCCAGGCGCGGATTATCGCCACGGTCTTTACGGGAACCAAAGGGCACGTTAGTAATGACAGCATCATAACTATTGTCTTCAGTTCGGGCCGCTACGGCCTCAAACGGGCTCACAATCACATTATGGTTATTCTGGTCATTCACTTTGGCATTAATAGATCCAGATACGCCGTCCAGTTCTACGCTTTGCATCACCACATTGGCCGGGCGTCCTGCTGCAAAAATACCGGTTCCCGCGCATGGATCTAAAACGGCGCCGCCCTCAAAGCCTAGATCTTGCATCAAGGCCCACATCGCGTCCGCCAGGGGTAACGGCGTGTAGTACTCGTACTGACTCCCCTTCACACCTTCGACTTCCAGGTTTCCGCCCTTGCCCGTGTAGCGTGACAAAATCAGCTTTTCATCTTCAGTGGCTTTACGGCTTGGATCAGCGTCTAATTCACGCAATAATTCAACGGCGGCATTATTGGCCTTTTGACGGATGGCCGGGGTGATTTTAGTGTCATGGAACTGAAACGCCCCGCTTGGCATATCTGAGGGTGATAACTTGCTTTTAAGGGTGTCTATCGCACTTAAAAAAATGCTTAGTCCCCGTTTGGCCGTTTGATTCACTGGCATAGCCATTTTCTCTATTGATAAAAGGTACACCGCCATTTTAGATAAGTGAAATTGGCCTATTTTTGAGTATTCCAGGTATTAAAAAACCCGCTTTCGCGGGTTCATTTTTTATTCATTAAATAAGTAAAATGGCAAGGATAGCATCACTTCACCATCCTGGAGTTCTGAGGGTTTAGGAATCGGTTTACAGTCATCCCGGTAAATAATCAATGCAGTTTCAAAGGCATCTAAGGCTTCAGACAGCGCCGCATCATAATTATCAGCAATAGCGTTTAACTCAGGGATATCACGTGAACTCACTAGATATTCATTATTAGTTTTTTTAATTAGAATTGGGTATTCCATAGCATATCCTTTCTAATGTGTAGGTTAGCTTAAATGAATTTTACCCAAAATAAAGCCCGCATGACGCGGGCTTTACTAAAAAGGTGAATTAAACCAGGTCGGCTTCTAGTCTTTGCCCGGCACAGATTTCAATCATCCCGCCCAGGGCTTCAGCATGCACAATATTGCCACAACGGCGGATCGCTTTTTCAATATCCCCCATGCTGTAATCCTCGGCTGAATCAAAGACAATGGCCGGCACATACTTCTCAGCATGGCTTGAAGCGATTGCCAGGCGATTACGGCCATGTACAACAAAATACTTGCCTCTGGCCTGAAAAACTACAATCGGCTCTCTAATGGTCGCTTTGGCCTCTTTTAAGCTAGGACTTAGCTTGCTTTGATCCAGTTTGCTAACAGGCAATAAATCAAATTTCCCATCAGCGGCCCATGAATCCAACATCATGCCGCGGACGCTATCGAATAACGCCGTTTGGCCGGTAAAGATCCGGGCTTTAAACTGCTCAAGACTGAGTTCGATAATCTGGCCGATACCGCTGAACTTTTCATCATAATGCGCCTGGTACAGCTGCTGCGCTTCATTATTCGAGTTCACACCTAAAATGACCTTATGTTCGTCAAAATCACCACGTTCATCCAACTGATTCATGATGAATACTTTGCCGTCATAGTCATGTGGGGTATTCGGTGCAATAAACACGTCCAGTTCATCACCATCTGCGCCCAGGGTATTTTCAAAGTAGCCATAGTGAGCGGTCATTGTGGTTTCCCAGTCCTGGCCGTTCTTATCCGTGCCCTTTCGGGTACTGCCAATCGGGTTTTCGATAGCGATATCCATGCCGGCAATATTGACCTTCGCCGTTTTATAGTCATTCGCTATCAGCTGCTCTTGGGTTTGGGTTTCCCCTTCATGCAGCGGACTTGTGGCGGCCGCTTGGGCCAGTGCATCAGGTAGTTGCACCACCTTAGATCCATTGACCAATTGATTGAACCACTCCGGCCCTGGAATTTCACCCTTGACGCTATCAAGCATCAAGTGGGCAAGTTGCCCAATCAATAAAGCACCATCAGCGCCCAGGCTATCAAGTAGGGCTCCGCTTTCAACCTTTGCTGATACCGCTTTGACGGCATCTAAAAAGATCGGTGGCACCGTAGCGCTGTTTAACAGCATCTTGGTCGATGTAACGGCGCCCTGTAGGGTTTCCAAAGTGATTTCATTGTTCTGCACAATGCGCTCAAATGGGGATAGATCCACACTGATTTCAGGCACTGCGGCCTGGGTGGCGGCAATGCCACCACCCAATAAAGCCACAATGTCATTCACCCGGCGCGATGCCTTAAACTTTTCCATGCCCTTGATGGCGCCGGAATTAACCTGGGCCACCAGGCTATTAAGTTCACGCGATAATTTAAATTTATCAGCTGCTTTCATGTTGGCACCTTATGCGATGGTTTGTGCATTTTTCAATGCAGCTTGTGAATAGGCTTCAATGGCTTGTTCAAACAGGGCCTCATGCGCCGGTTCCAGATTCTCGCCAATCTGTTCAATTCGGTTTGCCGTGTCTTCAGACAGTAGATCCACATTGCCGGCAATCACATCATTTAAGAATTGCTGATCCTGGTTCGCCTCTGTCGGCTGCTCTGCTGCATTCACCTGGTTCCATCGATCAATCGTTTCGTTTGCACGTTTAATTGAATCTTCAATTTCAGCACGATACTTTTCATCACGGAATTTACGCTGTAGTACTGCTTCAGCCTTTTCAATCCAGGGCTTGAACTTGCCTGGTACATCGGCATTCTTAAATTCAGACGGCGTATGGCCCTGCAAATCTAAAATGATGTGGTCAAGCATGCGGTAGGCGTCTTCGGCTTCTTTCTTCAGCACAATACCGGCCGGGGCTTCATTGTTCATTTGAACATTCTGTTCATTCTCGACCTGGGCCGGAACTGCGTTATTAATTAAACCTGCCAAGTCCTGTGCGACCAGGCTTAAATCATCGCGTAGATTGAACGCGGTGCCAGGGATGCTATAGGTCACGCCGACCAGATTGGCCCCACCGCCGACCTGTTTAAGATCCATCTTCAGCGTATAACCATTCTTGCTTAGATCCTTAAAGCGTTCACCAGTCCATCCCAGGTCACGCAAAGCATTGCGGGTATCGATTAAACGGCTTTGGAAAAATGAATCAAGCGGATCTTGCCATTCCTTCAGCTGCTCTTCATCGTTCATAATTTTTGCATAGTCACCGGCCTGGGTCGCGTCCGTGATTTCATCCACTGGCGCCGCCGTTGCATAGCCCTGGACAAACAACATGATCTCTTTGGCTTTGGTTTTAATGCCTTGCTCTGAGGCTTCAGGCAGGGTGAAGGTCTGAATGTCTTCATCCGCGGTATTGTTTAACGCAATTTCGCCACTCTTACGGAATGGATCAAATTGCAGTTTTAAACGGTCTGATTGGCCTTTTACTTGCACTTCAATAACCGCGGTACTGCCCGCTTTCTCCCATCCATTTGCATGTAACTCAGCAATCAATGCTTTCACTAAATCAATTGCGCCGGCGTTCTCATACGGATTGTCTGAAGCCACGATCCCCAGGACGTCTGCACCGATCACCAGGCTTAATTTAACGGCCATATCAGCAAAGGTATAGGACTTATCCCCCATTGCTTCACCCATGCCCATCATGCGATGTGTTAGCCAGGCTTTCGTTCCTTCTAAGTCCCCTGCATATTGACCGCCTACGCCGTCCAGATTAATCAGTACTTCATAGAGTCCGCCCTCTACTGGCTGAATTGTTACGGTTCCGGCTGCCTTACGTGCACGTGGATTCGCGGATTTAATTGCATAGACTGATTTCTTTAATTCAGCTTGATCATTGTTCATTTGAACATTCTGTTCATTTTGTTCATTTTCCAGAACTTTAATAAACATATTCAACACTTCGCCATCAGCACCAACACTATCCAACATGGCATTGACATTGTTTTGTTCAGTTTCTATACTGTCATTAAGGCGGTAACTGCCGATGTGGGTCAGCGGATCAAGCTTGTCTTGAATGGCTCCCGCCGTTAGAAGTGTTACTGCATGAAGCCCGTCTAATAGCGGGCTTTTTGCATTTTTGAACATATTAGGACTAATCGTGTGATCATAGTGATAATGTCCTTTGTCATCCTCACGAATTACAAAACGCACTTCCACTTTTTCTTCTTTTAGAACTAAAGGCGCTGTCAAAATATGATAAGCCTTGATGTTGCTTTCACCTGCATCATACGATGGCATTGATTCAGCCAGTTCTGCATTAGCCAATAGATCTTTAAGCGCCGCAAGGGCCTGTAATTTACGCGCATCGCTACTGAGGCTCAGGATCTTTTTCACGCCGTTTTTACGAATTTCAACATCGGCATTAAGGGCCGGGCATGGGTAGGCATTACCAATCATTTCAGACAAAGCGGTTTTTACTACTGCACGTAGTTCCTTCTTGTCTTCAGGTAAATTAAACTCCCCAAATTCATCGCCGGTCAGTTCTGGCACCTGGGCGGCTTCAGCAACTAATTTTTGCAAAATCTCAGCAATATTCACCTGGGTCGCTTGGTCTGTCGTGAATGCTGCAATAGATTCGGAACCGCTGTTACCCTTCAATAGATCCAGATTCCCGTCAAAATCGACTGAAGCGCGGGCCAATACATTGCCGTCTTTGCCAATTTGTGCGGTGATGCCATAAATTAACTGGCCTTGATGATCGATAGAATCAAATAAGCCGGCTGTGGCTTCGGTCTGATTGAAATCAGCGAATACAATGTCCAGGCCACATGCTACGGCGGCCTTTTTCAGCTGCTCGACCGTGAACGCATAATCGCCAGTTTTGCCCAAATAGGGTGATGTTTCGTCTTCAATTTCGCCTTCATTGCTAAAATCGAAATCACGTTCAAAGGCCCGCTGTGCAATGGCTTTAACAATGTAGTCCACGCTTTCAGTGGTATCGATAGTATCTACGATTAAACGCATTGAACTAAGTTCAATCTCTGGATTCTCTTCATCTTCATCTGTGGCGATTTCCAGGTCATAGCCATTGTCAGACTCAAGTTCGACATGCCATTCGGCTTGTGTTGATCCTTCAGGCTTGCTAAAGCCATGCTCATTGATCAGGCGCATGACGATTTCATTCAGCTTGGCAATAACGGCCGTTTTTGCCTCCTGGTTTTGATCTAAATCGGCTTTTAGTCCTTCGTGGAACTTGTCTGCACCTGCTTTGGCTTCATCCTCAAGTGATACCGGATCTACGGCGTCCTTTTGCTGCATTGCCAGGGCTTCGGTTTCTTGCTGCTTGCGGATCATTGCGCCGTCAATCTGCTGCTGAATCTCAATACCTTGCTGCTGCAAAGTACGCAATTCAAGCTGTGCTGCTTCGACCTGTGCGACCAATTCATTCAGTAAGAGTTCATCTTTATTTTTGAGGGCCTGGGCGCGTTTAAAACGATCATGGTTCTTTGCCAGTACCTTGAACATACGGGCCGCAATTTGCGGGTATTTACGCGCATCTACGGCGCGTGGCTGAAGGATGGCCGTTACATCACGTTTATTTAAAATCCATTTCCATGACGTTAGGACGTCTGTTCCGGTCAGTTTGCCTGGCGTAGTATCTGGATTATTAAACAGCACAGTGATGGTCTGTGAATCGCTCATTTCAAAGATGGCACCGACATTCACCACGCCTTGACGCTTGAACGGTTCAATCGGGGTTACGGTCTTAACAAAAAACTCTTCAGTGTCTGTTGCTTTCAGGGCTTCAGCCAGTTTTTGTGTGACCATTTCAAGCTTGTTGTACTTGATAATCATGGCATCAAGCATCACGCCTTCACTGTCTTCATCAACCAACATGGCAATAATGTCACGCGGACTGACTTGCTCAAGCAATGTGCCTTGAATGTCACAGCCGGCCATATCAAACATGACCTGGCTTAAACGGCCGCCATGCGATACAAGCTGATCATTTTCATCCCAAATCACCGGGCTTACTGTGCCCTGGGCATCGAGTAGCATGGCATCAGCACCCAAGAAATACGCCGTTTTATGCGGCAAGGTGGCACTGTCCAGGAAAGTCTTTAAACCGTTGTCCGTAACGGGGATCTGGTTTTTCACCACGCCTTTACGGGCCTCGGTCAAGTACTTCTGACATAAACGATGTGCCTGTTCATCACTGACAGCGCCCTTAATGGCGACATGATCCAGGAACATGCCCGAACCATTCACGATATTAAGGATTTTCCATTGGTCATCTGCAGTGGCACCATCGCATAAAATCGCGGGGACAGTACGCACTTTGCCTTGCAGCACACCAATATTGGCATCGCATGAGTCCAGTAACACACCGTCCGCTGTATTTAAGCGGATGGTCTGCCCTGTGGTGAATTGTGCTTTAAAAAGCATTTGGTCTAACATGATAAGCGCCTTTGCTATTCAGCTTGTTTTCCCTATTCTGACTGAATGAAAAAGGCGGCTTTTTTATTATTCCATGAAATTTCTAAGCACGGTGAAGGTGGCCGGGACATACGCCAATTCACTGACGCCATTGGCACTCAATGCATCAATGCTTGCCAGGTTCGGGGCAACAATCCAGGTACGTTCCACCGGCTTAAAATCCAGGCCCAAATCTTTAGAAAATAAGCCCACGGTCATGCGCACTGCATAGGAGGCGGGCGGGTTTACTGTTCCATCCTCATTCACCATCAATTGCCCCCAAGCTAACATGCTGTTGCAAATCCATGCCTGGGCGGTTTCCAGGAAAGTAAGCTGCAAATCTGGCTCAGTCATGCCCGTTAAATGGCTAATCTGGAAAGGCCCGGCCTTTACTTGCTCAAATTCAGCCTGAATAATCGGTAAGTTGGTTTCCGTCACCAGATAGCGGCAATTGGCCTGGCTTACAATTGGCAGTCCTTTGGTCGCATTGTTCCGGTATGCCTGGAACTTCACAAAATAATTGCAATTGAGGATCTGGCCCAGGTCATGCAATTCCACATATAGCTGCTGAAACTCATCTGCAGCATGCCCAAAATGCCGCTTGAGCCGCATTTGTTTAGTGCCAAATTCTGCGGACAGGTCCTTTATTTTCAGTTCCGGGATCTGGGGGATTTTCCCGATCAGGATATTTTCATCGAACTTTCCCAGTTTAAAGCTCATTTAGATCCCCTCTTCATCATCATCGGGTGCACCACCACCAAAACCACCATCACCACCAGGGCCGCCATTTTCAGCGTCCTTGTCCTCTTTTTTGGCTTTGGCTAGATCCTCTGCAATCATTTCAGCATGACTATCATCCATCCCTAAGATTTCAGTCAGTAGCAAGGTATTTGAATCTTTGCCCAGGCCGACTTCTTTTAAGCTCAAAATAGACGTTGTGGTAATGGCTAAAGTATTGGCTCGGGTACTCTTATTATTCAGGGATTCGGTCGCGGCTGCGCTGATATCGCTATAGAACTCAATCTTGAAAGGCAAATCACCACGCTTAAAGACTTTGCCGTACTTGTAGGCAAAATGCATGATGATGATATCAATAATTGGCTCAGTCACAGCCTGGCGGATCAATGAACTGTTTTGCATCACCTGGGCCGATGTATGAAACGCCGCCCCATCGCCTAAGCCCCCGCTAATGAGCTCCATCCATCCGGTAAGGCTTAAATCCAGGCCCAGGGCACCTACCCCACGCTTTAAGTGTGTAAGGGCCAATTCCATCGTTAGAGGCGCCGAACGCTTGGTGATATCCCCCAGGGAATTAAGGATCTGTTTTTCACCCCATGACGGCAAAAACAGATAATTGGTGGCCCAAAGTGGATCACCCCCGGACAGGGCTTTTTTGGTCTTTTCATGCAGCTGCAGTAATGAGGCTTGTAGGCCCTTTTTATATTTCTGGCGTGATGCTTCAGGCATCCCGGACATATCCACCGACATGACCTGGTTATTCACTGAATCGGCAATTTGTTGGCTGTTTAATGCGGCAAAGCTTAACACCCATTCTTTCCAGGCCGGTTCTACCGCTTGAAGGAATGAACCACCGACCGGGGACGGGATGATTGGCACCTGGCTTAAATCATTTTCATCCAGGATCTGCTTATACAGCACATGATCAATTCGGAACTGAGGCAACGGCGTAATACGCTGCATTTTCATGCGTACCATTTGGTGCTTGTTCAGTTTGGTAATCCGGCGGATCTCAAAATCATTCACTTCTAAAACGTGATAGCCGACTGTACGCCCGGCCTGTTCAAATGCCTGGATATTGGGCGGGTCTACGGTTTCAGCACATGTAATATGCACCACGCCTAAGCCCTTTTGCGGATATACCCGGGCAAAGCTGTCACCATATCCAATCCCGTTGCGGGCAAAGGCAAAAATCATATCATTGATCAGGCTTTGTAAGTGCTCGGCCTCTTTTTCAACCAGTTCCCGTAACTCTTTGGCCCGGATGCCATCACCCTTCACTTTTTCTGAAGGTCGAATGAAGATCACTTCGCCACGGGTTTCATGTCCGCCCAGGGCCGCCGTCACAAGCAAGTTTAAACAAGCATGAATAGTCGGATCTTGCATCATGATTTTGTACGTGGTGTAAATCTCTTTACGTTCACGCCGTTTTAAGGCTTCACCGTAGTAAACACCCAGGGAAAACGGCTCATAATTCTCATACACCCCATCAATATCATCCACGCCGGCGGTCATGGTCATGCTTTGTTCTAGGTGTCGTTCTGACCAAATGTTAGATAAAAACTTTCCGACCTTGCTCATTAAAAAAGCCCAATTATGCGAATAACTAGGCTCTATTTTCGGCTTTTAAAAAAGCCCTCTTTTTTGATATTCCTATTTTGTCAGTAACGGCGGCAACTCAGGCAAATCAATACAAATGGTCGGAAACTGAATCCCCAACATGCTCAAAACCGACTTCACAAAGCTGACAATTTTATCAATCACAAAGGTCATCACGCTTTGCATAAAGATCTGCATGGCTTCACGTAACTCCACGGCCAGACAGCTAAAGTCTGGAAAAAACGGCGATGGAAACTTGATAATCGGCAAGCCTGGGAACTGGATAAGGGCAAAGATGGCGTTAATGTCCATTTTCAGCACCTGGACCGCATGTACAATCGCGGCATATTCGTCCTTAAAGTCCTGGATCAACTCCCCGGCAATGGCCTGGGCCTTTGCCTTGAGGATCTGCATGATCATGTTTTGCAGTTCTTTTAAGGTCGGTAATTTAGGCAGGGTCAATATTGCAGACAATTTCAACTTGTCCAGGACCTGTCCGATCAAGTTGGTCACAATCTCAATTAAGCTGTTCACCGCCTGGCTATAAATGGCCTTGAAGATGGCATTAATTTCAAAGGATGGGATGCTTAAACCGAAATAAATCGGCAAGGGCAAAAAGGCAGAAATGGCACTTAAAAAGGCTTGGCCGTGCTCTTTTAACGCCGTGGCAATCATCTGCTTGACCGTGTTGGCATCCATTGCAATCAAGTCCAGGATGGATATATTTAAAAACGGGATCTTGGGTAGCAGACTATCCAGGGCCAGGCCCAAAAGGCTGACCATTGGCTTAATCATGGCTAACAGGGTTTGCACGGATAACATGCTGCGCCAGTACTGTACCAATTGCGATAATTCGTTGCTGTAGTGACTAAAATCAATATAGATCGGGATCGGCAAGCCAATCACCGGGATCAGGTTTTTCAGCTTGGAAAAGTCCGGCTTTAAATGCTTGATCTGGTCGAAAAGTTCCTGGTAGCTTGGCGGCGGAAAGGAAATACAAAACTTTGCCATGTTATGCCCCGTTCATGCTGATCATTGGGGCATTTAGACTAATTTTTGCCTCAGACGTTAAATTGATTTGTGTGGCGCCGTGGATATTCACCACCTCGGATGCACTCACATCAATGGTTCGGGCTTTGGCCGTGATTTTGGCCCGGGCCAATAGTTCAATGTTTTCCTGGCGAATACGGCGCACGTCCACTACGGCCCCGGAACCATGTGAACGATAGGACCAAATCACCGGGCTACTCGGCACTCCCTGCAAAAAGAACACATAGCATTCTGCACCTGGCAGGATCTCGATTTCAGTGTCCTTGTCATCATGGCCGACCGGATAGGCAAAGGTGGCGGTAATGCCATCATCCAGGCCATCTGTAACGGTCGGAATGCTGACCCGCGCCGTTCTGGCCTTCTTGTCATAACTTAAAATCGTAGCGGGATAATCGCCAAAAAAGCCCTTATTCATAGACTGACCACCTCTGCAAGCCAAAATTTTGAAGCGGATACTGTGGGCCCACCCAGAACACCTGTATCAAAACGATGGGCCGCGGTTAAAATTACATATTTCTTGTCTTTGACCTTGACCACATCACCGGCCATAAAATCCGGGTTATAGGTACGCATGACGGTGCCCCGGGTCACTAAAACGGTACTGAGATTCTTTAAGCGTCTGGAATCCAGATTGGGATAAAAGGCCGTTTTTGCGCCTACTTTCAGCTCCCCTTCAATGGTCGAGCCGTCTGCATTTACGGTCTGATAACTTGGGATTACATGATTTAAATGGGTTTGGTTTTTAATCCACTTGACTGCAGTGTCATCGAGCTCAAGTGCCGGATCTTGGTTCAGGATTTGTGACAGACGTTTGACGATAATCTTGCCTTCATCTGAACAATAAATAACAGCGGCCTCTTCACCACATTTACGCGCAATTTCATAAGATGGGGTGGCCCCAACGGCGCAAAAATAATGATAAAGCGGGACGTCTTCCTTGACCTTTAACTTGTTACCACTGGCACGTAATGCTGCGCCAATCGTGGTTCCTTCCAGGTACGTTGCTTTTCTGGCCGGCTCGATTAATCGTTCACAGCCATTGAGCACCGCAATATAAGCGCCAATCGATAGCAGCTTATCATCTTTTAAAAATCCGGCGGTATCCACAACACGTTTAACGATGATCAGTTCAAGATAATTATCACCGATTCGGATCACGCTTTTTTCTTGCAATTGCGCATCTATTTCCGGGGTTAATAACGTCTGAAATTCAAGCGTTACCGGGATCGGCAATAGATCAGAACGCAATACGCCACTGATAAACCGATCTGTACCAATGAACTGACCATCCGCTAACATGATGCGCATCGATTAACCCCCAAAATCTATAAAAAACGGCTCTTCGATAAATGCCTTTTTTTCGGCCTCAAGCTTGGCATCACTGTACTTTTGCGATGCTTCACTGACGCTTAACCCGAACCGTTCACCACCCAGGGATGCGGTAGCCTCCATGCGCTGTGCCTGAATCAGTTCACAATGCGCCCGGATCACGGTTTCAAGTATGGCCCACTCTCCAAGTTCTACGCTCTGTGTACCGTCTAACGTGGTGCCTTGCCCTCGCGCCTGGGTAGCAGTAGTCACCCATCCCGCATACACCTTAAAATCAGCAATTAACGCCGTTTCAATGTCAGACGGCGTTAATGAATAACCGGATAGGCCATATTCATTGAACAATTGATCGGACAATGAAGCGATGGTGCCCGCTTCACTGTCTTGATATTGTCCATGTTGATCAACTGGACTTAATCGCATTAGAAAATACCTTTCAGCGCATTCACTAAGGTATTGCCTGCAACCACGGTATTAAGCAGCTGCTGTGCTTTGCCCAGGATATTGTTTGCACCTGCAGCGGCACCAACGATCTGACCGATTTTATTAACGCTACCCAGGTCGCCATTTAGGCCGTAATAGTTGTATTTCACAGACACTTGAACGCGCTGAATAGTGCTCACACCCTCAGAATCCACATCAATTGGCTCAAAGGTCAAAGCCACGTTGGTTAGGCGATGGGCATGCATATAACGCCCCTGGCGGCCATCATAAACCCAACAATCAGTCTGGCCGCCGCGGGCCATGATCAATTCAGCAAATGCAGTGGCTTGTCCGAAATCGGTTTCAATGATCTGCCATTGCCCTTCGTAACGGGTTTTTGGTGCACCAGGCACGTGAAGCTGCGCACCACCGGCCAGGTTGAAGTCGGCGGCGTCATTATTGGTAATAATGGGACGGTTGAAGTTACTAATCAGCAAGGCGATTTCTGGCATTGCATCCGGCACGATCATGCCGTTACTTTGCAGCATTGCTGCGCCTAAGCTTTGTGCTGCAATTGCATCGCCAGTAAAGTCGGCAACTGTGTTGATAAAGTTTTGCTGCATGGCTATAAATCCAGGTTTGGTTTATAGCCATTTTGAAGGGAAAAAAACGGCGGGTTTCTTGATATTCCTGAATTGTTAAACCAGGGAACGGTAAACTTTTCCTGCCTCAAACTGTGTGCTTAATTCAGATACTTTCACAAGCTGATCATTTGCACCTGGTAGAAAAATCGATTCGGCCACTTTGCTTAAAAATGCCCGGGCCGATGCTTTATACGTGGCATTGCCCTCCTGGAAATTGGTAAAGATCTGATTGACCACATCAGCGAAAGGCACTTCGATAAAGTACTGTGCATACAGATTATTGGTCGTAGTCCACACCTTATCCCGCTTATAGGCACTGATTACAGCATTATCAATTTGATCCAGTAGCTCTGCACTGTTATTGGCAATCGCTTTAACACGTGCATTCACAAAGATATTGGTTAATTTGTCTGCTTCAACGGGTATGCCGGTTACAGCATCTTCACCCCTAAAATTGGGGTTTTCCTCCCGGATCACAATGAACTCATATATTCGATTAACTGCGACTGGCACCGGTGGCAAATCAGAATCGCGCAAGATCTTATTTTCCTCAAAGCGGCCAATAAAATCGTCCACCTTGATCAGCTGCTTTTCTGTATCGGCATGAAAAGCAGTCATAGCAACGGCGTCCAGGTAATCTTGTGCATGATCATCCGCTGCAGCCTGGGTAAACAGCTGCTCAAGCACATCGGCAAAGCTGATAAATTTCTGTAACGGTGGCTCAAGTGCAAGTACTTTGGCCCGGCCAAGCAACACACCCTCATAGCTGACTCCGCCCAGGTCATCCAGACAGGTCATACTTTCAAGATCTAAAGTACAAGTTACGCCGTTGGCAGTTTCATAAGCCCGTTTGGCTAGTTCTTTGGTTGCGTAGTACTCCCCGCCTTCGGTATGGGCCCAGTCCTGACCGTCTAATTCACCAATATCATCAGCGTCTTGTTCCGGATCAAGCGCAAGTACTTTGGGCCGGCCAAGTAAAGGCCCTTCAAAAATCACCGCATCCAATGCATCGATGCATGTCATGCCGTCAAGATCCAGGGTGCACGTTACGCCGTTGGCAAGCTCATAGGCACGTTTGGCTAGATCTTTGGTGGCGTAGTACTCCCCGCCTTCAGTATGGGCCCAGTCTTGATCGTCTACTTCACCAATCTCCACGCTTTGCCAGTAACTGACCTGCTTGTTATCTGTATCAATTGTCCAGTCTGTTGTTCCGGCCATCTGATTGACGGTATTTTTAAAGCCCTGCAGCTGCTGCATATCTGGATCTGACAGGGAACGATAGGCCGCATCGGACAAGTCCATATCAACCAGGCTGTCATAATAATCGGTGCCGTTGGTCTTGATCCCGCTATAGGCCACCTGGCGGCCAATCACCATGACTTGCGGCTGTGCCTTCCAATCATCAAACGGCGCGTTCGGGGCACGTAAATGCGGGCCGTCTGGTACTTCCATCGCTACATATTTTTGCATGAAAGTATCCAGGCTATCTTCAGATTCGATAAGCTCCTGTAGGGTATATTTAGCCCATAAAGGGTCACGGGCCACCAGGTCAGCAATATGCTTTTTCGCGGCATCGCTGTAGCTTGTAAGGCTTAGAGTGTCGGCAATCTTGTACAGGTAGGGTGCACGTTCATTCTGTGGCGATGCTACGTTATATTGAAGTACGCCGTCCTTTAAAAACCATTCCAAATAGCGCAAAACCGATGGCATAAACTCATTGCCGGTATAGTTGCCCCCGTTACTTAATCGCACCCGGTTTAGCATTACCTGGCCCGCTGCTACCATATCCCGAAACTCTGGCAGGAATGAGGCTGTAACCACTTTTAACGGGATCTCTGCCTCACTGGCAACCGCTGTGGGGTGAATGGCAAGAATCGCGTCATGAACCGCGGATAACACGCTGTATTCAGCAATCAGCATGGCTTTAGCCGCTGCCGCTCTGAGATTATGTGTTGCCGGGCCGTGATACATTTCCTGATAATTGGTCTTATACCCGGTATAACGGGCCGTATCATTGGACAGGGTGTAATTTTTCAATACTCCCCACGGCGTCCAGGGAATGATCAATGATGATATTGATTCAAATTTCTGAAAATTGGCAACCATATAAGGCATGGCAACTACGGCCAAATCCATCGGACTGATTTCACCCAGGTCAAGGCCCGTGGCTACCCGGGCCACGATGTTCGCCGGCACAAGTTTTGCTACCACCGGGGCAATTTCCAGGGCTTCATCGACATTGATATTCTGGCCCAGGGTGATGAAGATCCGGGACGTTAGGAATGAATTACGGGTGGGGCCTGTGGTGATCAGTCTAGGATAGTCTTTAGCCCGGTCAATACTGTGATAAAGCCGCTGAATTTGCCACTGATCACCCCAAATCATGCGCAATACAAACTCTACAAAAGCCAGGCCGCGCTTGGAGCCAATCGACTTCCAGTTCGCATAAATCACCCGCATGATGGCATCACTTGAATTGGCCCGCCGTAGTACGGCTAAACCGTCTTGCTTGGTAAAGCGTTCCACGACACTCGGACTGCCCAAATGTGGCATGCCATAGTGATGAATATCTTTGATCTGTTCGGCGAATAATTCATTAAAGACGTCCAGAAAAAGGCTTTTTAAGGCTTTTTCATCATCGCCAAAAGTCCATGACTGCTCATAAGGTGCAAGCAGGTTCATGTCTTGATTTACAGGATCGCCCATAAACTTTCCCCCATGCCTTTTGATGTTTTGATATCAAAGGTGATACTGCCATCGCCGATATAAAGCCATTGGTTCGGCTTGATCGGGTTCTTGTCCAGGTCTTCAATGTCAATTTTGAAATCAGATTGACGGTCTTGAAAGGCCAGGATAGAGCGGTTCATCAGCTTGTTAATTTCTTGCAAGTTAAAGCCGTTCGGTAGGTGATAACTGGATGCCATCTGCTCTTTACCGTAGTTACTCAGTAACAGGCTTTTAATCTGCGCTTTCACGGTTTCCACATCATGCACCGGGGCCAATGTGCCTTTAATAAAGATCTTGAATTGACGCTGTTCCACGGCTACCAGGCGGGTACGCTCTCCGGCATACAGGCTGTCGGCCTTGCCAATATGCTGCCGGATCTCTTCACCCATCAGGCTATATTCACCACCATTTTTAGGCACAAAGCTGACAAATAAATGATTGATATTTTCGACATTGGCGCCAAAGTACTGCTCATGGATGGATTCATTCCATACGTTGATATAGTGCGTTCGAGCCATAAACTTTTTACGGATCAGAAAGTCAAAGTTACCCAAAAAGACGGCGTTATCATCATGGGTCGGATAAGAGGCAAGTAGGCGCATTTGCTCAACACTCAAAGGATTGGCCCCCATACGCACCAAGCCGCCGATATCAAAACGCAAGCGCAAGCGGCTTTCTTGTGGGGTTAAAATCTCCTGGAAACTGGCCTCTTTTAAAATATTCGGATCAATATAGCCGTAGCTTTCTCGAATATTGATTGTCAGCACGGTATTGGCGGCCAGGGTACGGCCATACAGGCTTGAATCACCAAATTCTAAAGTAATGTCGCGTAATGAGTCGGTCTTTAAAATAATCGCATGATCCCCGGCCAGGGTATTCATCCAACGGGTGACAAAGTTATAAATATTGTCATCCTGGTCGCGGACGTTGAGGGATACTAAAGACATATCCTCTTCAATCGGCAAGGTGAACTGATAAAACGGCGCACTTTCAACAATGGTACGCTCGATCTGGCGCACCTGGGATTGTTCGGCCAATACTCGGGTTTCTTTTCCGGCCAGGATCTCGGCATTTTGTAAAAAACGCCACGGTCGGCCCTGCCCGTCTTCAAAGGTACGCCCTGACGCAATGGTCATCCGGCTATTGCCGTTATTCAGAATCGTGACATAGTGCTGACAAGGTTCGGCCAGGGGTAAAATTCCTTTATTACTGGCATCGGCCAAAATGGTCGCTTCACGGCTTTTAACAAAGGGCTCAAGCTCTGACACGTCCACATCGCGGCTCAGTTCGGCAAGCATGTGCTGCATGGCCTGAATGGGCGCCGTCACGGTCGGATCTCCGGCATTGTAACGTGCTGCGATTTCCGGGTACTGCTGCAAGGCAATCGCGGTAACTTGTTGGATCTTACTTAATGACGGCATGATTAAGCCCCTAAAATATTGTCATCAACTCGGGTGGGAATCGGGATCAAAATGCTCGAAAGCTGAATAAAAAAGGCTTTCTTGTCATAACCCAGTTCTTGTTCAACCACACTGAAATCCGCATCGCTCAATTGTCTTAAAATCGGCATATCCTCACGCATCCATTCAAGCAGTGTGTTGGCTGAATCCTCAGTCATGGGCTTATGCAGTAATTCGCGTAAATTGCGGCCATAGGTCACGCCGATATAGCCATTGGACGGGGTATTCATCCAATGTTCGATCATGCGTTCTATGTCTGAAATCTTGAAAATGTAGTTCATTCCTGGTTCACCCGTGTCACCACAAAAATGGCCGTGATGTAATGCACCCTTTCCCGCGCCAGAAAGGACATGAGCACCAAGCCCACAATGGCCGTTTCCCATGACCATAAATTTGCCAGGTAGAGCAAACGCCCTGCAGCAAAGCCGACCAAAAGCACATACAGCGCGACCCATACCATTGCTTTGATATACGGCGTACTGTGTTTATTGAAAAAAAACTGAAAGCCCGGACGTTGCCGCTGTTTTAAGAATGCGGCACTCAGGCCACGGAATAAGGCAAAGCGGTTTAGGCCCCAATTAAGCAGGGCCATGCCGACAATGAAGGCATATAACATCATTAGATCAATCATGCGGCCATCCCTTCGATCTTGGTCAATTCTGCTGCTTTCTGCGCCGTATGGGCCCGGTGCTGTGCAATCTGATCGTCTAGCTCTTTTAGGACTTCACGGGCCTGTTGAATGCGTTTTTTCACCGTTAATGACGGCGCTTTCGTTTTCGGGATCATGACCCGGGCAGATTGACGTTTAATATTGAATTTTTCCTGATTGGCTTTAAGTTTTAAGCCCAAATCTTCCAGGGCCGCATTAAAGTCACTCATTTTGTCGTAATCCATCACTTTTGATAGCGGGATATTCTTGCCATTTAAAGCATGCTGAATTACATCGCCATCGGTACGAAATACCAGGGCAAGTGTCTGGCCCTCTTCAAAGGTGAATGTGACCTTTTTCGTGGCTACATCAGCCTTTTTAATCAGCTTGTCCACGGCAATATAAGCCACGGTCTGCTTGGTGGCTTTTTGCAAGGTTTCCTTAATTTCTAAAACAAAGGCATGTTGTTCACTTAATTCGCCCAGTACAAACTTTTTCGCCATGAGATAGCACTCTGATTCAATTCATAGCCTCATTTTGACGGATTCATAAACGGCACTTTTTCGATATTCCAATAAACAAAACCCGCTTTATGCGGGCTTTGTTTAAATACCTGGTATTGTTCATTTGAACATAATGTTCAATTGAACAATTTTACAGTTTACGGGCTTTCGCCATAGAGCGTACACGCTTGCTGATCGCACTTGAAGATCCGGCCTTTTGACGCGCCTTGTTCAAAGCTGCACGTTGTTTCGGGCTTAGTTTTACCTTGCCTGACACACGTTTATTCACAATCGAAATTTTACCGTTACGGATCGCTTTCACGGCTTTATAAACCACTTTACCGAACTTGCCGGATTTGGTTGTGGTTTTGCCCAGGGATACGCCGTCCATAAACAGCTCATCGTCTTCAGCTTCACCATAAACAAACAGGTCAATCAGCTCGTCCAGGTCTTCACCTGTTGGCGTGTTGGATTCTACAATTTCAGCGGCTGCTTCAATGGCTTCATCTGCCTCGGCACCTGCACTAAACATGGCTGAAATCATGCCGTCATCCACGCCCAAAGTTGCCAGGGCATCTTGCATGCATGCGATTACGATATCCAGTGATGTTGTATCAAGCTCAAGCTCTTCACCATCGCTATCTGTTGAAATACCGGCAATCAGTGCATCCAGGCGGTCGCTTGGCAATTCATCTTCAGCAAGATCATTTTCAATCACCGAACCTGCCAGGACAAAGATTGCGGCCAAAGCGGCTTTGCGTAGACTCTGGATCTCAGAATTTAAAGCCGTAGCATTGATCGGGGATGCCTGTTCTACTGCAGCTGCTGCCTGGGCCGCCACGCTATCAAGCATCGGCTGATTCAATGGGTTTAAAAAATCGAACAATTGGTTCATAACAAAAAATCCTTAAATTATTGTGGCGCTTGAGGTTGCGGCCCTTCAGGCTGTGAGGTCATGCCACCAGAACGGCTTGCGCCTTTGGTGACAGTGGTATCTAGGTAGGCGGCACGTACTGCGCCTTGTGGATGATATTTACACTTCACGTCTACGGCGTCATAAGGACGGTCTTCACGTGGAATGATCGAAAGGCTATAGAATCCGCTGAACTCGCTCGATTTCTTCAATAGCGGACGTTCTTTGGTTGTACACGCATCCAGAAAGCGGCCACATTCTTCCAAAGCATCTTCGATAAAGGTATCGGTCGGCTTGAGTAGATGGCGGTGAATGATCATCTTCAAGCGATTATCAATGAACATCGAAATATCACTGACATTGCTCAGCTTTAAGGCACTGGTATTATCGCCGTTTGCAGTCAAGCAATCGCCAATCACAAAACGTACACCGTTCGCTGACTTCATGCGTTCCACAACATTCAGCTGACATTCGGCTAACATTTTGCGGGTGAAATCGTTAAGGATCACACCTGGGTTTTGTTCAATGCCTAAAAATGGAATCGGATAATCAAAACCGGCAATTGGAATATGCAAAGGCGGCACACCCTGGCTATTGGTTTGTGCACGGCGTTTTAACAATTGCCCCAATACATAGCCGCCCACATGACGCGGGATCTTCTTGCCTTTTAAACCGACTGCATCCAGGGGGCGTGCACGAATAGGCGACCAAAGCAAGCGTACATGATGATCAAACGGCGCTAGATCCTGGGCAAGCATCATGGCTTCATCTGTAGTTAAGCTTGGGTCAAGCTCTACCCATAGATCCACATTGATCTTATTGGCAATCTGCAATAACTCGGTAAATAGCCCGAAATCATTGGTAAATTGCATATACATGCTGCTTGGCTCAATATCCTGATTGGTCACAATATCAAAGACAGATTCAGTCATTGGCATTGGGCCCGATGGGATACTGATCACTTCCTTATTACGTCCTAATGTGCCGTATTCATTAAAGCAAGCTAGATCGCCCACATCAGACGATTGCGACCGGTAGACTTCCATTGATACATCGCTGAAATCGTCCATTGCCTCCATAATTGACGTGATCGAACTATTGCCAAGCATGAAGTTCATTTGGTCATTGTCATCAGCAATGATCGCGCCGTTTGCTGCATAGACGATATCGCCTGTTGCCTGATCAATGAATTTAAGATCCAGGTTCAAGCCTTCAATCGGGCCCACTTGTGGCAAGGTTGATTTCAGGGCTATTTCAAGTGCAACACTTTCGTCTAGGTGATTGGCTAAATCAAAACTCAGGGCAAAAAAGTAGTCATTATCATTGCCATCGTATTCATCGGCCAGGTACATATCCAGGCCGTTATAACCTACTGCTAATACATAACGTGTCATGGCAATTAGCCCTCCACTTCAAAACGCTTCGTACCTTTTAAAGCATTGATTTGCGCAAAGTTGCCTTTCGCCAAAGCCTTGTCTTGCATGCTCTTATACGTGATCACAGTGCTTGCATTGGCCGGGATTAAGGCATGCGTTACATGACACATCGCACGGGCGCCTTTATTGGTCACACGTAGCTGCATCGCCGTCAATTCAGGTACGGCATTGGCTTGTGCTGCTGCCTGGGCTTCAGCTGCTGCCTTTGCCGCTACCTCTACTGCTGCCTTTGCCTCTGCTACCTTTGCCTCTGCATATTCATCGGCCTGGGCCTTTAATGCGGCATCGATACGGGCTTGTACGGCCGCTTCAGCTTCTGCTGCTGCTTTTTCTGCTGCTTCGGCTTCTGCCTGGGCTTTGGCCTCGGCCTCTGCTGCTGCCTTTTCCGCGGCTGCCTGGGCTTTCGCTTCAGCTTTCTTTTCAGCTGCGGTTTTTTCTACCGGTGCTTCAGGTTCGCTTGGCGCTTGTGGGGTTCCGTTTAGTTCGGTCATAAGAATTTACCTAAGTGAATATTTAAGAAGGTAAATGGCGTGATGAACACGCCATTTATGGGTTGTTTTCTTATGGCGTTACTGCAGTAGTCATAGACTTAGGCAGGTTAAGAATGCGCAATACGCTTGACTGGCGACCGAAACGCTTGTTTTTGTTCAATTCAGCGGCTTGACGGGTATAGAACGTCACACCCTGTTCAAATGCCACGGCTTGCACATCACCGGTCACAACTGGAACCGCGACATGACCTAAGAACATTGATTTCGCTGCCACTTCGTTACGGGCAATCATCATCATTTCCGCAAAAGTCACTACGGTATCCACACCACCAACATCGATAATGTCTTCACCTTCATCCAGAACGCCGGCATTTGAAGGTAGGTAGTAGTAATTGTCAGTACCACGTGAACCCAGGCGCACCATGCTATTCGGGGCACCTAACGTAATACCTGACGGTACAAAGTTGGTGTCATCAGCCAAAGAGCGCATTAACGTGCTTAGTGAGCCAGTCACATACACATCAAAACCAGACGGCGCATGCGCGGTATCTTCAATCATTCGGCGTTTTTGTTCTTCAACGGCCGGGATGATTTCAGACGCAATATCTGAAGTTTTGTTGAATGCAACGGTCATGCTTGAACCGCGGCTAAGATCCAGTTCACGTACCGAACCAATACCAACGGCGCGGTCTTTCGCTTCAGCCAATAGACGGCAATTCTGCTCAAACATCAGCTTGGCAATCACTACGGCTACAAATGCAGCTCGCATGTCCACACCCAATTCATTCTGCATCTGAGTGATGGCATCAATTGAAGCGGTATAAATGGCACGGATCGCACGGGCAGTTACGCTTTGATATTCAATCTTCGCTTCAACACCAGGCGGCACTAAAATGAAGTTGCTGTTTGCGTCTTTTGCTTCGTAGTTCGCCACCACGTTTGCAATGACTTTCACATCAGCCGGCAATGCTTTGTCTAAAGTGATCGATACTTCATCTTTATCAAGATCCACGTAACCGCTGATCAGCTTGTAAGCCACACCATTTAAGGTCACGCCGTCTTGATCAAATGCCAGTACTGACAATTTGCCGGTAGTCGAACCACTTGTTGCATGGGTTTGTTCATCACCTGCGAATGCCAAGCCACCTACATTGATCGTAGTCGCGCCGGCAACCAATGGCAGACGGCCAGACGTTGCATCTGGCGTTAAGGTGCCAGGCTCTACACAACGATGGGCTTTCACGGTGAACGTGGTTTGATCTGCTGAAGTCAGTTCTAAACGGTGCACAGAATCGAAATACTGATTTGCCGCTTTTTCACCATCCAGGAAATCACCTTTTAGGGTTTGGCCGTAATCGCGGTTAGCAACTTGACGGACATACACCATCGGTACAGTCTGCGAACCTTTAGGGTTTGGCAGGTAAGAAACAATCGGCATTGCATTGGCAATAGTCGTTGCAATCGTCACCATCGCCAGGGTCGGCACTTCAGCGGCATGCGCTGAATTATGCGAACTCACGCTGTCCATGAAAAATTCTTTTGCAGCTGCACCGTTTACGCTTGCTGAATCGTACAGGCCGCCTGTTGCTGAAGACGATAGGCCATCATGCAATAGGGCCGCATTTGACAATGCAGACGCTACCAATGCAGCCGATGGCATATCACCGCCATGACGGTTACGGTGAGCGGTTACACCGGTGCCGATAGAGTCAAGTAATTTGCCGAAATTGGCTTTATCGTTGATTTTTTCTTGAAGGCTCAGCAATGCAGCCGGTACAAATGAAGCCACATTGATATTTTGCTCTGCTGCATTGGCAACCAGGCTATCGTACTGACCTGAAAAAGATACGGCGCCACCTTGCAACGGCTGACCAAAGCCCATAAGGCCCATAAATTTTCCAGTTACAGCGATATCTTGTGCCTGTTGCTTAGCTAGGGCGGCTAACTGATCTTTATTGAACATAACTAGGTTTCCTATACTGCCGAAATGGCGAACCGATAAGCCTATTTTTTCAGAATAAAAAACCCCTCTTTTTCGATATTCCTAGTTTTGAAATGGCAAAAAAAAGCCCCCGGCAAGGAGGCTTGAAAAATTAAGTTAAAAAGTTGCCCGACCAGGCTGCTTATGGCGGATTGGTGCCAGGATCTGACGGCGTTTTTAAGCGTTCTTCCTGGCTGATAAATGGCTCAAGATGCATCAGACTGTCACGGATATTTAACGCATAGCGTTCGCCATGCTGCGCATGAAGGCTCTGCCCTGGAATGCCGACCACTTCCACCCATTTAAGGACGTCTTCACTGATCACCATTGCCAGGATATCGCCCTTTTTGGGTTTCCAGTCTGGCGTATTGCGTAGCATTTGGGCCTTAGATTCATAATCCGCATAATCAAAGGGCTCAATCTGCGCATAAAACATGGCTTCACCGGAATTAATGCCCTCGCCGTCACTATGGATTGATCCACCGGTGAACTTGTCCAGTAGCATCATGGCATAGCCTTGTTCTTTGTACTCTGTGGCATGCTCTTCATGCTCACTGAGTAGCATGCCGCCTTCCCATATGGTTTCCTCTCGGCTCTCCCCTTCTACGGCGGGCAGTACTTCACGCCGAAATACCAGGCATTCGATGGATGATAAATTGGTAATAACCACCGAACGCGATGCAAAACGGCGTCCTTCAGCAACTCGATTGGCGACACTATTGATTGGCTTTAACATGCTTCACCTTATTTTTTGCTTAAAATTTCAAATTCGCTATCAGTTAAAAGTCCCATGCTATGCAGTGACTTTAGTTTCTGTATGGCCTGTGCTTTCGTCTGTGTGGCCTTTTGCTTCTTGAGTAGGGCATTTGCTGCTGCCTGGGCCTTTCGTTCGATCTTGGCGACTTCACGCATCAAATTTGGCTTGATTTCATTGCGCTTGGTATTGGCCCGCACAATCTGCTCAGACAATTGGCGTATATTTTCATTTTTGCCGACCCGGTGGCGCTGTCCGACCTGCTTGGTCCGCTCTTTGGCAAGGGCCTGGGCTAAATAGTGCTGTCCAGGCTGTGACTTCACAAAATGCATCACCCGCAAAATATGCTTGCATGCGATACCGGTTAAGCCAGGGTTTTTCTCTTTTGGAAAGCCGCCTTCTTTACGGCCCACAACGGTGCCGGCCACGGTATTTAAATAGCGAAGCCAATATTTAAAACGGCCACAATCACACTCAATTTTCACCTTGCCTTTGGCTAGGCGGTTTTGCACTGTCGTGGTTTTGATCTTATCCGGGTTAAATACCAATTCATTAAAGGCCAGGAACTCGACATTCACATGATGGAACCGTGGGGCCCGCGGGTCTTTTTCCGTGGTTTGCCGACTGGCGTTTGTAATGAAATGAACCACGCCGTCTTTCTGGCCCTGGGGCAGTGCCACATGGATCTGCTTATTGGCCCGGTCAATATCGTCCTGGGTACTGAGGGAAATGACCTGTTCAACGGTAATGCCGCCTTTGTAGGCTTGCTGCATCTGCTCGATATTGGCGGCAAAGGCCCTTAGATCTTCCTGGGTCATGATCCGGGTTTGCCCTTCTGGCATTCCTAGCGTAGTACGCAAGGCCCGTTTAAAATCATAATCCCCGGAAATATCCTGGGGCCGTAAAAACATGGGTCTACTGCCCTTTTTATCGTCTTTACTTTCCCGTTCCTGTTCGGCCCACTTACGTTGTGAGCGGTCATCTTTCAAACGTAGTTTTAGATCCTTGCGGACATTGCCACTTAGCAGGGCTTCACGGAACTTATCCGGGTCAAACTCACCATTAAGCATGTTTTACCCCATATTTCTTAGACAGCTGCACAATGGCATTCAGGCTTGGCAGTAATACGATTCTTTGAGGCAAAGGCTCATGTGCAAAGGACACACCACACGCCAGGCGCACAATATCGCTATGTACCCGGGTTTGATAGACGCGCAAACTGACCAATGAAGCATCATGGATCTCGTCTTCCCCAATCTGGTACGCCGTCAATGAACCACCAAAACCGGTCTTGTTGGCACTGATTTCAATATGACGGCGAATCGCGTTATAAAATTCATTTCGCATCAGGCAAAGCACATAAAAAAAGGACTAAACCTATTATGGTTTAGTCCTTTTGTGGCTTTTCTGGATATTCCTTAAAAGCCTGGGGGCTGCCTTATAGTTTCACATAGTTGGTATGAATACCGCCTACATAGTCATTCGGGAACACGCCCAGTTTTGCAGTTTTGGCATTGGTGTAATAGGCAACCTTAAACACCATACGTTCATCATCAATTACAGAAATATCACGCATAGACAATGGAATCTGCGTAATTGCAATACCATTTCCATCCGCCCCGGCGCGTAATAACTGCTGCTCTACTGCAACATAAGCACCACCTGGGGCCTGTTTGCCGACTTCCACCAATACCCATAGTTCGGTATTAACTGCAGTTAATACTTTACGATGGAAATGGGGCACTTCATTCACCGGCGCTGCCAGGGTGCCTAAGTGGACTTGCAAGTATTGGTTTGAACTCATTTCAAAGTAGAACCACTCGAAGGCCGGGAATATTGAATAATCGGTTTCCTCTGCCTCAACACGGCCCTTAATAAAGCTCGATCCATCGACAATAGAGCTATAACTCACTGGGACAAAGCGTTTTACCCGGTCATCCACATAAATCGACCCCTTAATCGATCCCTTATGCTTATTCCAGACACGCCCATTATAGTAAATTTCGGCATAACCCTCTTCAGGCAATTCAAACACGTACTTAATCGGATCTTCAAATTGGTTATATCCGGCACGGCTAATATTGGCGACTTGTACATTCTTTAATAATTTTTTGGTTTTATCGTAGGTTCGTATCCATAATTCACCAAAACCCTGCGGCTGATAGTTCACATACAGCAAGAATTTACCAAAGCTTCGATACGGCGTAAAAGTTACAGTCCCGTTGTAATATTTCCACCAGGTTATCGAATCAATACCAAAATCAGCGTCACCGCTTTCGCCGTTCCAGTTATATACCCGGTTTTCTGGCTTGATTGCTGTATTTAGTGTGGCATTCATCAAGATCTGCACACCAAAAGTAGAGGCAAGCAAGTACTGTGGATGCGGGTTATTGGCATTTTTATGCAAGCCCAATTCAGACATTAAATAACTAATGCTTTGTTCTAACGCCGTCTTGGTTGCAAGTATTTCTTGCAGCTTAACCACACGTTCTTCAACTGCCGCTGCCAGGGCTAAAACGTCCAGGTCTGTTGCATATTGTGGATGGGGGTCGGCATGTTTTTCATGCTGATAGATCAGTGAAGCAGCCAGGGCCGCGGACGGATCGACCACCACCTTAATATTATCCAAAAGGGCCGCTTGCAATGTCATCCCGAAGGACATAACAAAGCTGATTTTTGGCAGGATTTTAAGCAGTTCGCCTGTTGGTGCACTAGCTACGGCGAACAAGATGCCATCACGGGTAAATAGGCCCACTGAGGCAATGCTTAGCAATGTTGGGGAATCGACCACCGCATGACAGCGTAAAGTATTCTGCCCGATAGACGTGCCGCCGGCGGCAATTGCCGATTCATATACCACGTTAGGCAATGTTGTGCGCGGATCATTCATTACAGACGTAAAATTAGCTGTACTGAATTTAACCTTATCCAGTTCAATCAGAATACCGTTCACTTCAGCATTTAAAGCCGCTTCAATACCGGCCTTTGTGATTATTAATTTGACTGGCTCTGTCATATCGACCACCCATAATGAAATTATGCAAGTTATAACCTGCTTCAAAAGGGTGGCTTTTTCATATTCCAGGTTATGCGAATAGGTCTGCTACCTGGTCTGCCTCTTCCATTGGACTTGACGGAATAACTTGCATTGCATTGATTTCGTCATTCATAGCTTCATGGTTCGCGCTTTCGCCGTCCTGGGCCGGGGTATAGTTGGTGCCTTCCAGGAAAATGAAGGCAAAGGTATCTGCAATATCGGGTGATGTAATGCCCTTGCGCTTCATGTCTTCTTTAGACAGGATCTTAAAGCGGGCCTGATCATCAAACGTATAAGGGATACGGGTCAGCTGCTCTTTTACTTTACCTTGCAGATAGTAGGTCTTGATCTTGAAGCGGCCCTGCTGAATGGCACGTGACATGCAGACATAGGCTTGGGCACGTTTATTCACGTACTCTTTTTTGTTCTTATTACTAAAGCATGCCCCGCCCCAGTGAATCGGCTTAAAGTAGACGCCAATTGACTTCAAATGCTGTGCCAGGCCCGTACCGGCGCCGTTGGCATCTAGCAGAATTGTGGCATTAGAATATTCAGTCAAACAGTCATTAATGACGGCGGTTAATTCATGAATATTGTCATTGTTCTTACATAGTGGAATACGGGTCAATTCAGCACGTCTGGCCGATGGCCCCCACTGGGCATTCCCCCATACCTTCGCAATGGTAATAGTCGAGTCATCACGGCCCACACCGCCGCCCACGTCCACCAGGATAAAGTAGCCATAGTTAGCATGCTTAACCTTGTGCAAAGCTGCGCCCTGGTAAACCTTATCCGCCATTTTCTGCGTAACCAGAAATTCACCGGCCAGGTCTGGGAACTCACCCCGGATACGCACCATATATTGCGGATCATCACGGGAACCATACTGCAGTAATGATTCTCGAATCTTGGACTCGGATACCAACGGCGAATCTTCAGAATTGAAAATGAGCGCGTTCCAGACGCCCCCGGCTTTCATCGATAGCTTGTGATGGGTGTCAAAAAAGAATCCCGCGGGCCGGGCCGGCTGTGAAGTCAGACACATGCGGTTATCTGGATGCGTCAAAGCACCTGTTAGAACGTCAAACACCCCGTCATCTACGGCGGCGGCCTCGTCCACCCAAATCATTAAATAATCACCGTGGTTCCCTGCTAGGGCCTGGGGATTACCTTTTGGTGCTGTTTTGGCATAAACATGCCAGGTCTTTTGATGGCCCTTGATATAAACGCTTTCTGCCAGAACGGTAATGTAATCTGCAAGCCAGGCCAGGCGCCCATTGCGCATCAGGCTTAAACAGATTTCGATTTCCTTCCACACCAGTTTCCGCAATTGCTGAATCTGCGGGGCGGAAAACATCATCACGGAATGCGGGAAAAAACAAAGGTGCCAAAGGGCCACAACACCGGCCGAACGGGTTTTACCGGTATTGTGAAAAACCGTGCCATCTGCGGCTAGAAATTTATGATCGCCCGATACTAAAAAGCCGTAATACTTGCCTTCCCCCAGGTTTTCCGTCTGGGTGATTCTAAAGACGTGATAGGCCCCCATAATCAGCTTGTAAACGCCGTAGCGGGACTTTTCAAAGGCAGTGAGCCTGTTCCACTGTCTAACCGTTAATTCCCGTGTAATGCGCGTTTCTACGTGCATTAAGCATAGGATATGGGATTCATTGAATGTATGGCCTGTCCCGTCTTCATAGGTGAAGCGGTGCATGGTTTCCTTACCACGTTCCAGGTACAGTACTTCGCGGCTCGATTTACCATCAGCACCCATAAGGTGATGATTAATCGTGACCTCTTCCACGTTAATGCTTTGCCCATTGGCAAGCATAATTTGCGTACCCTTCGCAAAGCATCCATGTCCTGACGATACGCTTGTACGCGAACCGTCCATTGCAATACTGTTAAATAGCTCGTCCTGTTGCCAGGTATAGTCCATTCCTAACGCTTCAACGGAAAAGCGGCCAATGTCATAGCGGTATCTTTGACAGGCGGTTTTCCATTCTGGCAACTGTTCTAAGCTTTTTAACGCCATTCAAGCAGCTCCTTAAACCGTGAACGGAACATCAAAGCTGTCTATATCCTGCTGTGTCGGTTCAAGCCCCTCTTCATGCAGTACTGCGCTGTTACGCATGCGAATCACGGCCCAACACACCAATAAGACGGCGATATTGCCATTGGTTAAGTCTTCGCTATTCAGCTCGTAATCTTTACCTTTCACGTCCATTTTGCGCACCTGCAGAATGGCTTTAGGGTCATAACGCTGTTTGACTTCATCGCTTAAAATCAGGCAATGCGTGGTGTCCAGTAATGCGTAGGCTTTGACGGCATCAGCCAAGTGCTCAGTTTCACTAAAGCTCAGGTCCCATTTTGGAAACACCAGGGCGTTATCCACTACGATTACAGTATTGCGCTCAATTTCCTTCATTATCTTGATTTGCTGCGCCGTCTTGCCCTTGTATGGATCTTTAGACGGGAAATAAGGCAAAGACTTTGAAATTGTCACCTGGTCATTTTGCGTATCGAACGTGGCAATCATCCGCAATGGATCTTCACCAAAGGCACCAACACGACAATCGATATACATTTTTTGCTTCATGCTGATATTCCTTATTTCTGCACTTGTTCTTCAGTACGTTCACCGGTGATCGGATCTGCTTTTAAGCGGGTGAACTCTGGCCCTGGTTCATCCTTGTTCATGTCAGCTTCAACCACCACGTTCCACGCTTCAGGCGTCTTATCTGAACCATTGCCGGGGCCATTTGGGTCATCAACATCGCTAAATTCATCCCCATAGAGCGGCGGTAAACCGGCAACCACACGCGGCACCAGTCCGGCCAGGTCAAATTCGACCAGGCCCGCGACCAGATTGCTTTCGTCCAGGTCGGCTTTATCCGGGTAAAGGGAATTGTCAAAAATGGTTAAGTGGTATTCCTGGCGCACATCAGGCGATAGAAAGTAATTCGCCATAATTCGGCGTTTTTCCATCAGGCGCACATAGCTGCAGAACTGTGAAGTAAAGGCATTGGCGCTGTCGGGATCATTTGCCAGGAACACAAACTGCACGTGATAACTGCGCGGCTCTGTGCGTAGGTGCACTTTGCGCTTTAGTGGATCTGTAGGAATGGTGCACTTCAACTCAAAAGGAATGCCGATCACCTGGGATAGATCCGGCGGCGCTGCCACTTGCTGCACAGCAATCAGCAACATCGGTACATCGTTTTCTTTTTTGCGATAGCTATCCACCATCGCATTAAAGTCATTCACCAAGCGGCCTTCCGCTACGGCGTAGGCAAAGCGTTGGGATTTCCACCGGCTTAGCAGCTTGGTTTCAGCTTGCATCCACAATCTAAAATCCAGGATTAATTTTGCTATCGCTTGCTGTGCGCATTCGCGTGGGGTCAATACTCTGGTAGACATATAACCCCCTTAAAACCAGTCAAACATGCCGCCGACTTTGCGGGGCTGAATGTCTTTTTTATCGGCTTCTTTTTCCAGGCTTGCGACCACTTTGGCACTGTCAAAAAACTTGCCATCTTGAATGTAGTCATCCAGGGGAACTGTTGGGCAAAGTAGACTGTCCAAAAGGCAGTTTTGCTTTTGCTGTTGCAGCTCTGCCCGGCGCTCTTTTTTGGCCTGGATCTCAAGCAATGCATTTTCAGCATTTACGGCCCGGATCAGGTTCTCATCAGCAACATGCACGGCGTAATTGGTGGCGTGAATGCTGTCGTACATTTGGAGCACACTAGCTTCGAGTGTTGCTTTTACCAATCCATCATTTACGGCGCTGTGGACGCTATCGAGCAACATGCCATCCCCGATGTTGGTGGCATAGTTCGGCTGTAACACGTAGTCAGTTCCACAACACTCGGTCGGGTAGACAATGCCGTTTGCTTTTTTATAGTCATGTGCCGCTGAAAAGCCGCCAATTTTGGCCTTGTACTGACGCATGGCATGCTCCCCTTCCGGGGTTTCTAAAAACTCCTGGCGATGGGTTACGTTGCCGTCTTTATCGGCCCGCATATATACCGTGCGCAATGCCGGACTGATATGAATTTGTTTGCCGTCTAAAATGGCAGTTTCAGGCGGGTTTAAGCCAAATAGCATGCGGATTTGATGCCCGTAATAACCAAGCATCGAACCTGTGTTAATCATTTCTTGCGTGGCCGGTGAATTGATTAGATTAATCCACTGCTCATAATCCACATTAGTCCGATTCTGCCCGGTAAACTGGCGCCCTCGATCCTTCAGATTAAAAGTAATTTCTCGCGTTTTTCGACCTGTAGACATGGAAAAGCCCCAACGATTTGCATTTGGGGCTATTGTGAAGGCTTTAAAAATGGGCCTTTTTTGATATTCCTGGTTTTGCGCCGTCCCTATTCCCGTTTATGCGGATCGATGGCAGGGATTGGGCCTGGGCAAGCTGCTATTACTCTTTCAATTTCGGCGTCATAGAGTCTAGCAGTATGTTCAACTCTTCCAAGAAGGGCTGCACCTCGGACAAGGGTGTCTGTTGCGGCCGTGGCGTAATCCGTACAGGCTGACTGGGTAGCGTTGGGCAAATATTTAATGACGGCTTGGGCGCTGTGCTGCACCCTGCTAAGCTCACTGATACGCACAGCATGCATAGCGTTAAGGTCTTCAATCTTCCTGGCAAAATTTTCATTCGCTTTTGACTCCGCTTTGGCCCACTGGGCCTCTTTGGCTTTGGCTTCAGCCGTGAACTTTTGGATCTCGGCCTTGTGCTCTACTGCTGCAAGCTGATTTGCCGCCTGTAACTGCTTCACTTCATCACTGTGATATGAGCATGTTTTGGTAGCAAAAAAGCTCCATAGGATCAGCACACCAAAGCAAATAATTTTGAACTCGGTAAACATGGCTTATCACCTATTGGGGATAAGCTCATGCTAAACGGCGCTCCAAAGCGGATTTTTCAGTATTCCTAGAAATCTGGAATAGGATTTATATTTTCAGGATCGGGCCAGTTCATTAAGGCCCGGGCTTTTTTGGTGATATAGAAATAGCCACCGCGATTCATGGAATCTCTGAAGCAATCCAAATAGCCGTTTTGTACCAGGCTATCTGTGTGCCGCTGCACGGATCGAATACTTAGATCCGGCATCACTGCATTTTTAAGCCTGGCATTGTCTACCTGCACATAAGTATTCACAAAGCGTAAAATAGCCACCATACGCTCAAAGCCGGCTACCATGCCTTGATCCTTCTCGACCAATACCCGCTCGACTTTCAGCTTGGGTTTTTTCTTCGACTCAAGTTCTAGGCGCCGTGGTAGGTCCACTTCAAGCATGAGTAAATGAAAAGCTGCACTCTTCTGAAATAATCGGTCTGGTGTACGGCGTTCGATAAAACAGCGTTTAAGGCGATGGTCTATTTTTTTAACAGTCCAGATTTGCCCCTGCTCTGCCTTTTCACGATATACAACCTTATCCCCGGCCTTGTAAGTAATATTTTCAGTCACTCTATTTATTCTCATTAATTGCTTAATTGAACAAAATGTTCAATTGAACACTTTGTTCAATTGAACATTTTAAGGCTGTTAAGCCTTATTCTGCGCGGCTTGCTTGTGATGCGCCGTAATGGCTGCCCGTAGTTCTGCATGGGTAAAGCCGACTGAACTTCTAGTCCACATACCGTTAATTACGCTGATTTTCCAGTCTTCAGGAATGCCATGTTTTCTTAACATGTCATCCAGGGCTTGTGCATTCAAAATGCCTAGATCTTGAATAATGTTCATGCTATAGCCTCGACTGAATAAGCGATACCACCCATACGAGTCAGATAGGCAAAAAGAATACCAACAATATTCACCTGGGCCTGATCCGGTCTTGCCTGGCAGTCATAAGCCATTGCGATTTTATAGCCTGGTGGAAATGGGTTATCTGTCAGCAACTCAATTTCATACATCCAAGTTTGATCATCAAATGACGTCACCAAAAATTCAGCCACATTGAGCTCTTCAAGCCTTAAGTAAGGATCTTCATGATCTGGACTAAAGGCCATCCGGGCAACATCGTAGACGCCTTTAATCGGGCCATTCTCATTTAAGAATTGCTTTATAGCTTCTACACGTTGCTGATTGGTAATGATCTTGCCACTTGCCTCTTTTAAGTACGCCTCAGACATAAAGTGGCCTTCAATTTGGATAATTCGATTCTGGTTCATGCTGTTGCCTGTGGTCGGTATTTAGTTGATTTCAGCTTTTTGATTTTCTTCACAGCCAGGCTTGGGCTTCTTAGCCATTCTTCCAAAATTAATTGAGTGGCATAACGATACTCGCCATTTTCGGCCTTGCTCACATAGCCGCCGTTGTTGATTACGAAATCTTCAAAGGCTTGAATATTCTTGCACTGCAAAACGGCGTCACGGATATTCTGAATCAATACCAGGTCGGCTTTACTCCACCCGGCCCCCGGGTTAATGATATGTCCAGGCCCTGTGTATAGATAAAAGCCTTTCTCGCCAAAGTCACAAAAAAAGGTATCGCTTGATGGATCGCAATGTGTGGTATTAGATCCGTATTGCGCCGCCAAATGTAGCAAGGCGATGCATTTACCCAGGCCCAAAGTGTCGATTAAGTTCATTTTATTATTCCAGGTCAGTTAATTTGTATTTCAAAGCATCTGCCAGTTCAAAGATCATGGCCGTTGCAATATTTAAGTTAATGTTGAGGATTAGCCCATCGATCTTGACCTGAACTAACTCCTTTCCCTCTACAATTTCGGCGCTTATATCAAGGTGGCCGTACCCTGTGTCTTCTATCGTTAATTCTGATATTTCTGCTTCAAAATTTGCCATGCTTCACTTAATCCAGTCCGTCACTTTCAAAGTTTTAACTGGATTAAGGGCCGCTTCACAAAAAGCAACGGCGACTGCATCAATGGGACAATCATGCTGTTTCTTCTCAGGCAACCATGTGCCGATATATGTCCGCTCAAACTCTTCTTTGCTCATTGTGATCTGGATCGGCTTGGTCATTGCTTCAAGCATTACCATTTCAAATAGAGATTTTCGTACTGGGTGGCCGTTCAAATGGTCTTGAATACGGCGCGGTAATCGATAACCAGGTTGAGTAAATTGAGCCATGCCGACTTCCTGCAATTTGCTATTTAGGCGCTGAAAAAAATCAGCATCCAAGCGCTTTAGCCAATCTGAATAGCACTCCCCTGCCCCTTGCGGGGCGAAATCCCAGTACACCCCTGCCAGGCTTGAAACATACGCCGTTTGGGCACCTTGCGGTTCGGTTACAGCACTTTGCTGTATCTCCGGGGCAATCAATTCATGATAGGAAAACTTCTTTTTCATTTTAATGTTCCTATTGTTCAATTGAACATACTGTTCATTTGAACATTCTGTTTATTTGAACATTGTGCCGGGTTTTGACTCTTCCATTCTTCTTTTACCGTCTTAATCGCCTTACGATATTTGCGGTAATAATCTGGCTTGCGTTCAATGGCTTTGATGCCCGCTTCAATACGGGCCCAATCTGATTCATTCAATCCGATCCGCCCACATAAGATATTGTTCAAGTACTGTGTTTCCATATTTGCAGCAACGGCCAATACGTTTGTCATGCCATAGCCTCGGGTGATCATCTTGGCTTCACGAATGCGCACGTCATACTGCGACATAATGGCTTGTGCGCTGACCGGCTCACTCATGACGGCGCTTTTAAGGTGATGATGTTGCCCGGTACGAAATGCGTCAATGACGGCGCGTTGCACGATTAAGCTGTAATGCGGGTAGCCGTTACGTTCTGCGATTTGAATCAATGCTTGACGGATATGCTGCGCGGTTAAAGTTCCCATTTGTTTTCCTCAATATTTATACGGTGGCGCTGTTTTCGATCACAGCAAATTCAATAACCCATACCCAGGGATTAGATGCCCAGGCACCTTCACCGCGTAAAAAGTCCCAGGTCTGTGCAAAGAAGGAACGCGACCAATCTGGATAGCCAAATTTACGGGATTGTCTGTCTATGGTCGGATGGCTCTTTGGGCCACCTTCAGCAATGGCATCTGCCTGGGAAATATCCTGTAGACGCTCAATACGAATGCCGGTGATTTCCAGTAAAAGGCGGCTATAGGCTTTTGGCATGCATGCCGGTGATGAATAACGGTTGTTCCAGTACTGACCTTCAGCAAATCGACCATCAGCCAGATAAACGACACACGGCTGAAAATGCGGGTAGGCCGGAACGCCCCAGGTTCCGCCCATCTTGCGCGGGTGGCCTTTTGGGACCTCATGCGCGAACGCCGTCCCCCAGGACTCACGCACCCAAAGCCGTTGACCAATATGGCCGATAGGGCAAGCTGCTTGCTCTAATAACGCCGTTTTAAAGCTTTCTACATCAGGGAAACTAGATAAAGAAAACCTGTCTTTGGGATCTTGATAGCTCCATCCGGGGCTAATCATTGAGTTATCACTTTCCTGCCAGATAGGCTGTGTTTTGGTGACACGGCGTAACTGTGATCTTTTGCCAGAAAGAATCCCCTGGATCTCTTCAGTCTTTAAATTGATTGTGCGTTCTTTTTTCATGCGGCTTTATTCCATTTCTTTTTATATTCGGCCATAAACTCAGCATCAATTTCTGATACCCATCCACACATACAATGGAATTGACCATCTTTATACTTAGTTCGGGGCATTCCAAATAAGCACCGATCACTGCCGCAATACGGCGTATAACCTGGATCACTCATTAGATTCTGTTTAACGATGCTCACATCATTCTCCTTGTACCATTCCAGGCGCCGTTGCATCAGTGAATGATCACGCTCTAATTGGGTATGCTTATGTTCCAGGGTCTGCAGCTTGGATAGTTTGTTATTAAACTCGCGCTGCATATACAAGATGGCTTCAGCATCGCCCAGGCGGGCCAGGGCCATTGTGAGCAAGTTCATTTCATTGGCTAGATTGCGCTCATGAAAGGCATGCGCTTCAAAGCTTTCAATCAGTTTTGTGCTATTTCTGAAGTACTGCGCCGGCCGCTCTTTTCCGCGCCATTCACTTACATAACGCTCTTTAGGTACTGCCATAGCACCGGCCACAATCTTGCAGTGTCCGCGCTCATTCACGTAGATCAGGCCCCACTTTTCCGGTAGATCCGTCACTTTGATCAAGTCGGTCGGGCAAATGTAATAACGCCATTTGCCCATGCCTGTTGCCGGGTCGGTTCGATGGGGCTTTTTACGGTCAATCAGAAAGTCAGAACGGCTTGTTTTGGCTTCTAGCAATATCGTGCCTACGTCATGCCCTCTAAGGCCGTGGCGAACTCCGAACACATCAGGATTCTCGCCGTAGCATGCAGCCTCAATCACAGTGAAATGACAGCCGTGACCATTGCCAGATTCAGGACGCTTTAAAAACTTGGCCCCGATTTCACAAAGCCTTTTATGCGCATCGTTCAATTGATATTCCCCGGCCTGTTTTGATATCCCGCATGATGGTGCTCATGCGTTTTTTTGATGCTTTGCTCTTTGCTTTAAGCAAGTGGGCCAGAATCGCCACATTGATAAATTGCTTGTCTGGATTGCTTGAATAAAAGCGATTTGAACGCGGGTCATAGAATGCCTGGTGAATACCGACCGGCTGCTGTGCCACGATTTGACTGATACTTTCACGCGGTCTGGATTGCCAAAACTGCATTGTGATTTCTTCAGCATGAAAGAAATTAACCACGGCGGAATCATTCATGATCGATCACCATATTGCTCACGGTCAGACGATCCAGGCCGCGTTCGCGGTTAAGGTGAACGTGCTCCAAATAACGCTCTAAGGTCGCTACATATTCATTGGCTTCGAGTAGTTTGGAATTGCGCTTATATTCAGTCAGCAACGGCGCGTAATGCTCATGAACGGCTGAAGGCATGATGTACACCACATCCTTACTATCCCTGCCCAGGATGCGCAAACTACTCCATTGAAAGCCTTGATTCTCAATAGAGCGGACTGCTCTAAATTGAATGTGGCCTTTTGCTAGTAAGTCCACATTAGAGCCCCGTTGATTTAATAGCGGCTTTAGATCACCGACCAACTTAAAAAAGAGCTCCTGCATCAGTCTGGCTTGATCAGAATTGTGACAAATCACTATTACCCATTTGCCTTTCAGGCGCTGTTCGATAGCCGACAATAAAATACGGCGCTCCTGGGTAAACTCTTCTTGCTTGGATAGGCGGTAATTACTCTGGATCTGATCTGCGGCTTTTAAAGCCTGGTAGATCGTAATAAAGGTCTGATCAATATTTTCAGTCTGGCCCGCCGTTATGCGGTCATAAATATTGGCCCAAAACTCATGACTGGCCGTAAATACGGTCTTACTGTCGGCCATGCTCAGCATGGTTTTAATGAATAACTGTTTCACTATGCGTTTCCCTATTGTGTATGAATTTATATTCAAAATCGCATAATATACATATTACTTTATACTTTAAAGCATAATTTATAGTTAGTCATAAAATAATATGCGCATATAGCGCATATTATTTAAACTTTAAAGCATCATCAATTAAACATAGCTTCTCGTTCATCCAGGCTTTGCACCAGGTTTGAGCCATCTAAACGCTGCTGTGGGGCCGATTGATCAAATAAGCTGTACTGACCAGGGGCATTGCTCCCACTGCACGGCATGCGATGATTCTGGGCCTGTGGACAGCGTTTATTGCCGCACTCCCGGCATAGAATCATGCGGCTCTGTATATCATCGGCATCTTTGCAGCACTGCACACAATCATATTCAGCACCGGTGCCAAAAAAGGAACGTACCGGCTTAGCCTCGGCACCGGCCCGGGTCAGTTCCTGGATCTTATTGGGCTTTAAAAATTTCAGTTTGCTTAGCGTATTTTTAGCGAATGCGCCGTTGTCCTGATCCTCTGGATCTCGCAATACATCAGGCAAGCCATTGAACGGGTTATCCCGTGTAGTCACCAGGCAACTAAAGTCATATTCATTTAAGCTAAAGCCGCCTTTTGTTAGGCATTGATCTGCACAATACAAACGGCCCGCATGAAATCCCGCGCCTAACGCCAGGACAAAAATAATCAGTGCTGCAACGATATAGAACATCATCTTAAAACCCTTCGTTTTTTGTTATCACATGGGCTTATTAAAAGGGATCAGACGGCGCCGTATTTTCGATATTCCTGGTTTTAATATTGACCTTGCTCATTTGAACATTTTGTTCATTTGAACATACTGTTCATATCGGCATGAAAAAGCCCGCATATTGCGGGCCTGGACTATTGGGATCTACCAACGGCGCCTACGGTCTTCCTTGTCATGTCGTTCGAGCGTTTCATCTGCTATACGTGCCTGGCGCTTAATATCTTCAGCCAATTCGATCAGCTGCTTAATTGGTACGTCTTTAGGGCTCACACCAGATTGCAGCATTGCCACTGCATAAGCCTGGGTCATTTCTTCTAGGGGTTGGCTCATGAGATTCCTTATAAATCGATCTTATGTGAAGTGAGGCTTGCACCTTGTTTTATTTTTTCATCCGCCTGGGCCCGGGCATCCAGGTAGGCAATATAAGCCGGATCTGCCAATAGCTTTAAAGGGTCATAAACAGGCATAGACAAGGCGTTTTCATCCAGATAAAGGCTGATAATCTCGGTGCCGGCTTCATAGCGTAAATATTCACCCTCGGCATGGTGCTGCTCTGTCACGACTTCATCAACGGCGTGGGCACCTTTGCCGGCTACAATGCCATAGCACAGTTCGTTAAATTCGCCATAATTCTCGATATGACTGCCATCGGCTACACGATCCCGATACCAATCCAGGCTATCTTCAGCCGCGGCCTTTGCCTCGTCTAAGGTGTCATGGTACTTAAAGCCATTACCATTAAAATCATGGCTAAAATATTGATCTGTTCCAGGCATGGTATGGGCTTGGAGTAACGCCCGGGCAAAGTCATACACATACGGGTTTAAGTCTTCTGCGCCGTCTGGCTGTGTTTTTAATTTAAAGCCATGTGCAAGCGCAAGCTGCTTAATCTGTTCATTGGTCATGTTTTTATTCCTCTCCTGGGGCGCCACACATTAAGCAATGGGTATAAACCCCCATACCTGGCTCTGTTTCGTGAAAATTAGTCGGATGATTTGATTTTGGCAATATTTCAGTATCCGTGAAGCCATTGTGGTGAATATGCGGGGCCAGGCCCATATAAGGGAAAACACATTCACCATTACCATCATGGCAATGCTCACAATAACGACTCATGACAGCACCTCTGGCGTTTCAACAAAAATGCCATTTCCAAAAGTTACATTGGTCTGCTTCACATTGGCAGGGCACTTCAATTCTTTGATTAGAAAATCGATATATCCATTCAATTCAACCTTACTGACTGCACTAATAAAGGCTGTATCCACAAAGATCTCATGGACCTGTTTTACTGCTGTCTTATACGGCGCCAGGTCCGCAAATGACCACATGTGTGTATGGTTAATGAAATGCGCCGTCACACCGCAAGGCATTTTGACTGAAAACTTGTCACGGTCACAGATAATCAGCACATCACCATCCTGGTACTTTTTCAGGTATAGATTGATATCGATGCCCTGGGCCGGATCTACGGCGCACTCTGGCTCTGTTTTAGGTTCCTGGTACTTCGAGCAAATAGGCGTATAGGGTGGCATTTGATGCACAGTGCCCGGCTGATCCATTGCAATACGCTTGGCCTTGTTTAAGCGGTTTGCCGCTTGCCACACCTTAAATTCATTTTCTCGCGCCGTCATATTGTCTGGCAGGGAAAACATAGCGATATAAAGCGGCTCCCGATCAACTTGCTTTGATAAAAGCCCCATCGTGGTTTCACAAAAGTTCTGATAGTGCCAATCCATAAAGTCCTTTCGCTCGGCTTTAAGTTCTGCCAGGGTGCCTTCACTTAGGGCGCGGTCAATTACTAACGATTTATTGTTCATGGTTATATCCTTACGCTTCCGCTTCTTTTATTTCTTCATCAGTCGCATGACGAAAGCCGCTTACTGGGCCGTAATACATTCCCCAACAAGCATCTGGTACAGGAAAGCCATGTATTGCTGTTTTAAGCTCCACACGACCATCATCTAATATATTTGTGATCAGCCACATATCAGGAAAATTTGGATCTTCAAGAAATACCCGATCCCCAAGTTCATAAAGTGTATGTTCTCTGCGGTACTCAAGTAGGGTGGCATCTTTCACATTTTTCCAGTTCTCTCCATGATTAACCAACCACGGAAATGAACTATTTTTTGCAGACTCATAGCCACCAAGCCCTTTAATGTACTGAGTCACTAATGATTCATTATTCATCATGATCAGGCTCTTGTTCTGCAGCTGCTTGGGCTTCGCTTTGGCTGTTATAAAATTCAATGGTGTCACGACTACGACCAAGCGTTAAATGGGCATAGCATTCAACCTCTTCTAGCTCAATCACAGTCATCTTTTTCACTGGCACCACGGCGTTTAGATCATAGTCACTATGAATTGCATCCCTTACGCCGTCTATATCTCCCCATTCATCCCAATCACTCAGCTTAAAATATTCCTTAGTGTTGGATTCGGTCTTCAGCACAATACCTTCTGAAGATTGCTTCATTTCCTTTAATCCTTCCCGGGCCAGGCGGATCAAATCCGAAAGTGCAAATTGCGGGCTCTGATAGTTTTCTTTCTCATTGCCGACCTGGAACTTGGCATTTAATAAATCAATCCCTTCTTTTTCTGCCAGGGCTATCAATGACTCAATGACAAAGCCGGCTGTCATGGCGGTTTGTTTAATCTGGTTCATGCTGCTATTTCCTTAATAAAAAGCTGAAAGCCTTGTGTGATGCATAGTTGACACGTACAACCAAATGAATAGGCTTCTGCTGTGCCACACTCGCGCTGCTTTTCAGGGCTTAGTTCTGGCCCTTTCTTACGGATAATTTTGTTTTCTTTCTTCGGTTTGTTAGCAACCTTTTCGGCTCGTTTTTTCTCTCTCTGCTTTTTACGATAGGCGCGGATGAAAGTGACACAAATATCACAGCTGCATCCGTGATAGTTAAAGGCGGCCGGGGTGCCGTGTGTAATTGGCTTAGGGCCTACAAATACAAAGCCTGTGCGCCGTTTATGCCGCCATTCTCTTTCAGCTTCCTTCACTGCTACCTTGCACAAAGTACAGCGGCACCCGTAATGCTTATATCCACTAATAGTCCCATGCGTTATAGGCTTTCTAAGGTGCTGATTTTTCATTTTCTTGACCGCGTATATATTGAACAATGGCCTTGTAGCCTTCTTTGAATCGCTGTGCCGTATTGCCACCCTCAGACAAATTGAATGCATCATAAAAGGCCCGGAATATTTCCTGGGTAGGTTCCATAGGCATAAGGACTTGATCCGTCACTACGGCGCTTTTTGGGGCCTGTGCTTTGATCGTTTCCCTTAATGCAGATAAAACGCCTTCCATGATGCGCTTTACTTCCTGGTAGCGTGGATTTGGCTTACTCAAGTTCAACTCAAAATACCAATCATCGCCGTATATGTTGCTGACAGTAGTAAATAGATCTGTTTCCAGGCATTCAACCAAGTGCCGGGCACTATCGAAGTCACGGCCATTTAAAAACTCATGGAGTTTGCGCAATTCTCTTTTGCTGACTACGCCACTATGACGGGCCTCCTTCAGCTGCTCCATGCCTTGTTCGCGCACCCATTCAAATACATCATTTGAATCCTCAAGCGGTATTGAAGATTCAATCTTAAATAACTTATCCATTAAATACGGCGCATCACAACCGGCAATAAATTCGATCAGGGTGTCTGGCCCAACGTGGGAAAAAAAGTGTGTGCCGATCACATCATGCTCAGGAATAGCGATATTGATACGGCCGCCACCTTCGCTATAGCGGTTATTCGGTTCTAAATACACGTGCGCTGTACAGTTATGTCTACCCAGGTTAGGTATGGAAAAAGATTCGACCTGTTTTGTGCTGATCTGGTTTTGCATTGTAGTTTCCCTATTGTGTAAAAAAGCGACTGCCCGCTTTTGACTTATTTGAACATAATGTTCATTTGAACACAATGTTCATTTGAACATTATGTTCAATTTAGGCATTAAAAAGCCGTGATATGCCACGGCCTTAAATCATTTACTTAATGTGATGTTCATTTCATTCAAACATGCTGCTAGGGCGGGTTTGATTATAATGGCTTGCTGCTGTTGCTCTGGTTCATGGACAGGCTTCACAAAGCACACTTGGCCTTTCTTATTTGCCAGGGCTTCACGGTACGCCGTCACCTGGGCCGGGTTTTCCTGGCGCCATTGTTCCCAGGATGGATCTTTAAGGACGTGCTTTAACCAGGCTGCACTTTCCTTACCTGGTTCAATCGGTTCATGCTTACAGCGGACAATTTCACAATCATCGATAGCGTCTTGAACCGCGGATTCATTCGGGTCTATGCCCAGGGCCTCAAGTTCATCTTCGTCCATGTCTTCAACTTCATCGCCATAGACATAATTTTCCCGATGTTCAGCACAGTAAAATGCTCCGCATGTGGCATTGTGATTAATATTTTCACAGCATATATAGCCCAGGCCGCGGTCGATCTCTACGGCGCACCCAGGATGATCACAGATAGCGGAAACGCTATAGCCCACATCACGGTTCTGATTCTTACTAAATCCAATGGCCCAACTCATATTATTTCCCTTTCGCCTGATTGGCTTTATCGAACAACATGCTTTGCACGTATAAGCTGCCTACTTCCTTATGCTCTTCATCATCAACTGAAAAATACAGATTGGCATCATGTGAGGCATATAGATATTCAGGCAATACGCCGTAATACAGCTGTTTTTGTGTGTCTTTGTCATCACTCCATGCATAGCCCAGGGCAAATAGCCAGGACAAAACCTGCTTGAAGTTTTCATGATCCAGAATGCGAATCTTTAAATCTTTAAAGGGTGAAATGCTGCGATGATCTAATCCAGATATCCCGCCAATCATTAACCCGTCTTTTACCGCTACATTCATGCATGGCCCCAATTAGATATATTTTTGAATTACAAGCTGTAAAGTTTCCAAAAGGTCATATTGCCCCTGCCAATAGCCGTCCTTGTCTTTTTCATATAGACGGCGGGCATCCACCCTGGCAAATTGAGTATCAATGACTGATTTGATCTCTAGGATCTGGTTACGCTCTAATTGCACCTCATGGCCGTTTAATACGGCGTCTAAGGCACAACTTTCAACAAGTACAAATGAACATGCGGCCAGGTTCTCGGTCAGCTTTGCCAGGCTTTGCTTGCGCTGCTTTTCCCATCCCCGGCCGTTACAATAATCGGCATAGAAATAGTTGTTTTCAGACTTGTAGAAAATCAAAGCAGATTTGTACCGGTTTACGGCGACCAGACTGGCATCGCTTGGCTTTAACAGTAATAACCGGGCTATTGTCTTGGGCCCGTGTAGCTTTACCATTGCTTCCGCGTTCACCTTCGATGTACTCATGCTTGTTTCTACCTTGTCCCGTTAATCCTTCAATCCAATCAGCTGTAAAGTGATCAGACTCGTCTTGCATTAGTGTCGTGTGTAGCTCATTTCAGTGAAGCCGCTTAGGTCTACGGCTTCAAATGGCTCAGGCAGAATCTCAGTGCCGAAACATTCTTCCTCAAGCTCTGTGGTAATCCCTGAAAGCTCATGAATGGCGTCATAACCGGCCATCAATACACGCTCCTTGCCCAGTGCATAAATCAGGTTAAAACAGATTTGAGCCGCCAGGGCTTCACCTTCATGGGCTTGCTTCTGACGGATCAAAGGCTTGATTAGCTTTTCAATTAAATTGCTAGAGATTTCTTCAGGACTTTGACTAGCTAAAAACACTAAATCTTCCGTTTTGCTCATTGTGTTACACCCGATTTATAAAATTTCATTTGAGCGGTTAGGCCGCTAAGAATAAAAATACGGCATAAACATTCACGCTCTAATCCGATATTCCTAGCTTTGCAATCCAACCTGATTTCCCAGTAGTACGTGACCTCTTCACCTTCGATCATCTTCATAAACTCAAAAAAGATGCCCAGGGTCTTTGATTCTCCGTAGTGAAATAGACGCCAGGCATTAAACGCATTCTTAATATCCGACCCCTCATCAGCCAAACGGATATGTAGATAAACCACATAGGCCCGTTCAACTGTGCCGGATATAAAAACGCCGTCTAAGTGGCTTAGATCGCTATATGCTGCGTCATGTGCCTGGTACTTGGTGGCGATGCCAATAAACTCATTTAAAGTGCTTTCGCTTCGGTTTAATGGCATCTTTTAATCCAAAGGTTTTATGTGTGATAGATAAGCCTTGATGCGTTCCATCAATGAATACCTCGCCTTGACTTACACGCGCTCTTATCTGGTTATAGGTCATAAATCTGCCTTGCTTTAATACGCCATACTCAAAGTTTCGGCGCTCGCAATTACTGCAAACGCCGCGGATTTGAAAGGCCATTTTCGCAATTAGGCAGTGTTTACATAAAACATAACCACTAAACACTAAATTACTGTCTTTCATACAACTAACCAACTTTATAACATATCTTAACATTCTATTTATGCTAAATCGCATAAAAGCAATTGGTTTTTATACATTATGTTGGGTATATCCAATTCCTCCGCTAATTACGTGCGCTAAAGAACGATCACCGACTGTTTGACTGATTCCAGAATCAGACGGCGCGGCACTTGCTCGGGTAGGATATTTAGAGCCAATCTTGGTGATCTCAGGCGTAATAGCAGGTACTTTGACTGGGGCAGGGCGGGCAATGGTTTGAGGAATAGCAGCCTTTTTCTGTGATGCTCCCTTTGCAGCCGGAACTGACTTAGGCGCGTCCTTTTTAGCGGGAACCGGTGCTACCTGATCCGGGTTCGGATTATTGCGGATCTGCTCACTGATTGCGGCAATCTCATTTAAGCCACCGTGGCGGGCTTTATTCAGGCCATCACCATCATAATTTCCCCGGCCATTCGCATTTTTCATAGAGGCCCATTGCTGCGCCGTCTTATTGGTTAATGCTTTATGGTTCCCAGTTTCAATCCATTTATCGACCTGCTTCTGGCCGCCGGCATATTCAATAGCAAGCCTGTCCTGTGTTTTGGCATCGAAAACATCAGTATCCTTGATCCCGGCCTTATTCAGCATTTCACCAAAGGCGCCCTTGTTATGAATAAACTGATAGCGGCCCACGGCGGTTGATTTCGCGCCAGACTTCAATAGCTGCTGCTGATATGCCTTTACTTCGCCTACGGTCATTTTGGAAATGTCTTTACCTGGTTTGACTGTGGCACCACTGTAAACTGCATCATATCCAGACGTACCAAAGGCCCCGCTACGGGCTTCACCTGCTGCAATAGCATCTAGTAACGGCGCATAGCGGCCTGTAGCTTTTGCCCCATCACCTAAGCCCATTTTTTCCGATGCCCAATTTTTAGCACCCTGCCAGGCACTGACAGCGGCACCGCCGGCATTGGCAAATGGAATAAAGGCTTTCTTGCCGACCTCCAAAGAACTACTCATAAGCTCTTTAAACAGGCCACCAAAATCAATCTTTTTCAGGCTATCCGTCCAGGTTCCGACTTTCTCCCCAAAAATACCGCCTAAATAAGCCCCCAGGCCACCACCGGCCAAAGTTCCGACCGGGCCAAAGAATGAACCCAACAAGCCGCCGACCGTGGTGCCGATAATTTGGCCGATGCCTTCACCCTTACCGCCAGAACTGAGGCTACTCCATTCCTTCGCTAGAAATCCGCCACCAATCAAAGCCCCTAAGAAGGGGATCTTTTTCAGTAGTCCTTTGCCTAGTTTGCCCGCATTGCCAGGATTAGTAGGATTGCCAGGCTTCTTGCCGCCGTCCTTGCCTTTTCCACCTGGCAGAACAACACCATCGCCACCGCCAAGCAAGCCACCTAACAGGCCACCTTTGCCCAATAGGCCGCCGCCGTCCTTAGCCCGGATGGCACTCAGGATCGATTGCAGTAACTTGTTTTGTTTCTTATCCGCTTTGGCTGTGTCCTTATTGGCCTTAATCTGCTCTTCAGGCAGGATTTCTTCACTTTGCTTGCGCTTCAGACGTCCACGGAATAAACCAATCGCCCGGGCACTCATACCCTTAAATACATTCTTGACCGGGGCAACGGCGTCATTTAACTCCCGAACCGCATCTACTGTTGGATCAATCCCACCAATATCAGCACCGCCGGAACTAATCCCGTTTAGGCTCAGAATGCGCTTGATTTGCCCTAGAATGCCTTTCTTTTCCGACTCAGCACCATCACCACCCGTAAAGCGTCCATTTGCGTCACGTTCGCGCTGTGCGGCTGCACGGCTACCCGTTCCCGGCACACTGGACTGACCTTGTATGCCGGTTTCAGCATCTACGGCTTTTTTCTTGATCCGCTTGGCCGATTGAATAGCATCCTGGGCCACGTCTACCGCCTCGGCCACTGTGCGTAGGGCACGTGTGGTCATTGGGGTGGCCGATGGATCTACCGATTGAATAGTGCGACTCTGGCGCTTAACCATATCCCGGATACTTGAACCGGTGTCAGTATTGGCCTGGTGCAATTCCTTTAGGTGCTCAGTCAGTACGTCCAGGATCTGCTTGGTATTGTCCTCGGTCTGATTAATACCTTTTTTGATTTCTTCCAGGCGCCGCTCCCCAATCAGGAACCCCCTAGAATCGTATTGAATAGCCATAATTAGCCCATGTAATAGAATTTACATGCTCATTATCAGACGGCGCCGTATGGGCCCTTTGCGCATATTCCAGGCAAAAAAAAGCCTGGCTACCTCTCCCAAAGTAGCCAAGCCAAACTCGCACAATTGAATCTTATTCCATTTCCTCAAACTCAACGTCCGTAATTCCTGAATCTGCCTCGGCCATACGGCGTTCCATTTCGGCATCAGTGTCTTCTTGAAGGCCACCAGAATCGATATAACGTCTACGGGCCGCAATACGTTCACGCTCTGCTGCCAGGCGCTCACGTTGGGCATCATAGGCAGTATTATCATTCAAATCATTCACGCGCTTAGCATCATCAACGTCTTTCAAGTCTTCCATCTGTACGCCGTATAACGACAACTGGAACTTAATGTTTTCCCGCTTGTTGAAGGATAGGTCACTGTAAATTGCGGACACTTCACGCAATGCATTCAATTGGTCCTTCAGCTCCTTAATCATGGGCTTGGTGAAATTGCGCCGTACTGCATCTGACAGCAATAAGGAATACACCATAATCAAATTATCAGACAGCCGATCCCCAAAATCGTTATTCAACTCCATGCGCTTGCGGGCCTTCACAATGACTTCGGCCTGTTTTTTACGCCGTACTTGTGAGCCCATAAGGAGATTTTTGATATTACTTTTTTCGTTCTCTACGATCTCGGCAATAAAGTCAAAATCATAGGCCCGTGTATCTAGTTCCCCGTGCTCATGGTCTTGTTCTTCCTCAGTATTTATAGAGGCAATGAAGTTTTTAAAGTCCTGCTCTGAAGTCAATTTATTGACACTGCGACTCATTTTTTTTAATACAGTGTCACTTTTTTTTATGAGCAAATCGGCCCGCTGCCATCCTTCGTGTTCAGCCTTGATAGCAATGCTTTGCTGTGATGGAAAGTCGTTACACTGCAGCTCATTTTGGACTTGTTCCTTGAGGCGCTTATAACTCAGCTTCGGATTGGCCTCATAGATACTACGAATACATAGCCAAAGGTCATCACTATATTTGTTCGGTGCAACTCTTAAAGTGTCTTCACTTTCAAATCTTTCCCATTTTTCCTTTGTTGCCCGGCGGTGCACAGTGCTCTTAGATGGGAATTTATCCAGGTTAAATTCAGCACATAACAGGTCTTTAATCTTGTCATACGGCGGCTGTGATCTGGATTCATAACACGTGCGAATTTCTTTCCATAAATCAGTATCATGGCGTTTACTTATCCCCGTATTTAAATCCATTTCTTTGCTCATACATTAAACTTTTTCAGGCTTTCTAAATTCAATGTTATGTGTCAGTTTTAAACTCGACATTTCATCACCGCTGTTTTCACTTTCGAGCAAGCTCATCATGGATAATTCCATTTGACGCATCTGCTTAGCAAAAAACATTTCAAACATAGCAACATTTTTTTCGAGTTCTTTGGCCGCTTCCAACACATCGGCATATTCAGCTTTAAAAACCAGGTCATGCGAATGCTTTTTAATAACCTCTGTAAGCTGCTTAGAACTGTTTTTTAATAACTCTCCCTGGAACGGCGGCAAATGACTAATAGACTTACTGACGTTCATGCACAGCTGCTCTGTTGCTTCCAGTACCGAACCGCGGATCGATTGAAATACCATGCCTGAATATTTTGCAGCCAGGTTATTACGCTCAAATTCATCACTAAAGCCCAGGATAAAGTCCGCGCTGCAGCCGTAGACTTCACACATTTTAAAAACGGTCTTTAATTCAATTTTCTTTTCACCACATTCGAGCTCACTAACTCGATTGGCGAACATTTTGTCATTTCGATACGCCCAAATGAGTTGCATCGCCTCTTTGCGATTTAATCCGGCAATCTCACGGGCCAATTTGGCATTATGCCCAACGACCTTATAAAGCTTACGATCAAACGTAATATTCTCTTCACTCATGCTGATATACCCAAGTATTTGAAAATTTCTGTCAAAGCACTGTTTACACTGCGACAAATCACAACTTTATGCCCTTGCTCTCTTAACATCGGAATCACGATTTCCTGTGAATCGGTTAGATCCCCGGTTTCTGTTTTCATTTCAATGTACAAACTGTGATACGGCGCTTTCGCAATAAAACAGTGAATATCTGGAATGCCAGGCTTTAGCCCTTCAGCCTTCAAATTTTTCCCCGTCTTTTTGGTTCGATAGCCGCCGTTCGGTACTGCATAAAAGAAATCAACTAAAAAACGGCCCTGGTATGGAGTAGACGCCAGTACTTCAATTAATTTTTTTTGAATGTCAGTTTCTTGCAGCTTCTTTTCCGTAACCTTTTTGAACTGTGTGACATTCATCTGACCAGGCAATTGCTTCTTTTTAGCCTTATCTATGTCGGATTGCGTCCATCTGGAACCACGTGAAAATCTATTAGACATACAAAACCCGCATTATTATGCTTTTTCGCATAAAAGATAACGCATTTTATTCCTTTATGTATCAATAAATATGAGAAAATGTATAAAAACGTGTTGTTTTATGTCTAAAGTAACAATGTGTGATCAAATATAGTTGAAGTTTATGCGTATATGCATTATTTTTCTTAGACGCTTTTGTGTAGCGCAAAACTAAAAGGACTCTTATTAAGAGTCCTTTTTTTATGCGTGGTTAAAACAACCTATAGCAAGCTTAGGCTATTGGACATACGCTTAGCTGCGCCCGAATCTCGTTTAGATACGATATAGAGATACTGACTGTTTCACCTTCAGGCGTGATGATCACGAAACTCTGCGCATGCAAGTTAGGCATATTCATATCAGTTCTAAACTGTGCTGTATCCTCCTTTAATTCTGCTAAGAATTGTTCTATGTCATGAAGTGACAGGCCAAACGTATTGACAGGCGTTTTATAGGCTTCAGCCGGTAAAGTTACATAGTCCTGCTTTTCTTCATTCCATACGCCTAGTAGGTGCCCATTTTGGCACGTGTAGTAGTGCTCGGCCTTTTGCTCAAGCAAAGTACCTTGAGCATCCCATTCTTGGCGATAGACATTTCGATACAGTCTTGGCTCAACATGCTCACACGCCCCATCACATGCCCATTCTTGTCCTGGTTCTAAAGTCGGCAAGTGGTAGATCGGTTTAGTATGCATTTTTTTCTCCCTATTGATTTAGAATGAACATAATGTTCATTTGAACATATTGTTCATTTGAACATTATGTTCATTTATTGGTATTTTGCAACCAGTCTGTATTGGAGAATGATGAAAGATAGGGGTCTGAAGAATAGGGTGGGGCTTAATAACAAGCCTCATAGTCAGCAATGGCTTTTCTAAGGGACTCATAACGCTTTCTGGTTGCCATAAGGCCCCCATAACAGCAACGGTCGGCCAAATCATTTAAGTGCGCCCTGGCGTGATCTAAACCGCCCAGGCCGGCAACTCGTTTGTGTGACTTCACCAGGGCTTTAAGCTCAGTCAGCGGAATAAAGTGCGGATTGTCCGCATCCCTGGAATAAAACACAAAAATGCGGCTTGCTGATACAGCCTTAGCCCACGGCGGGGCATTGGTGATATAAGCCTTTACTTGGGTGCTGCCTTCTCTCTTATAAAAATCTCTAGCAGTTATAGTTAGGCTAGTCATGCTCCCATATCCTTTCAATCACGGTCTGAATAGCCTTTAAAGTCATATCCGGGTTACTAGGATCACGCAAAAGATCAGCAATGATTGATACCTTCCTCCTATATAGATCTGCATTTTTCTTCTCAGCTTTCAGCTGTCGATCAATGACTGTATTGAATGCGATTAACTCAGCATGTTCACGGCGTAGGGCCTGAAGGTCTAAGTCTAAAAAATTGCCATCCTTGAGTAATGCCTCAACTTCCCTGGGACTGCCCATTTCAATGTTATGCATGCTTACTTTCCATTGGGCGTTTTTCTAGGGATTGGGTCCAGTGTCCCGCATAGGGTGCAACTGGGACCCGATGGCGCCATTCCCCGCCAGTTTCGTGCCAAATGCCTGAATCTGGTTTGCGGTATGGTTGATTGACATAACCCCAGGCCACATCGCCAAACTCATAAGTCGCAAGCCAATTAATATCAGCCGGCACATTCGTCCAATCGTATTTTGTTTGTTTGTTTCTGCTCATACGCTAGTCCCTATATGCAAGAAGGGGGCCTATCTGCGCCCCCTGGTGTATTAAGCCTGTTGATCTGCAAATGATTTATAAGCCTGTATTTCATCAGCCTCGTATTTCTCAAAAGGCATGTATGCCTCTATCTCGTCAAAACTAAGCAATCCCAATGCAAATGTATCGAATGCTTCACGGCCATCTGTTGTCTTCACAAAAGTAGCTGTGTCGTAATCAATTACGCCGTCCTGGCTCTGTTTAACAATCACAACCAGGCTATCCACTTCAGGTTTTACAGTTTTATCTTTAATCCACATGATTCTTATCCTTGTTACATTCAATAATTTCTAGCCGTTTAAGGGCCTTGCGTTCTGCTTTCGTTGCCAGGCGGATAGCATCCGTAGTAGTGGAACCACTTAACCAGGCTTCGCTTTTCTTAAAGCCCGTGATGCCATATTCACCCGGGCCAAAGATCGCATCAACAACATGCAGCTGCTCATAGTAGAAACGGCGATATACCACAACATCACCAATCTGGTACTGATCCAGGAATAACGCCTGTTTATCTTCTACCTGTGCTGCCATGTTTATTGCACCGTGGTCACGTTCACACCTGGATCTAACTTGGTTTCATCCTTAGTCGGCATCAAAACCCCATGCATATTGCTTTCCTTGTGGCCCATTTCCACATACATCGGACTATATCGGCCGGTAGGCAATAGCTTTAAAAAGTTAATGTCTTTACCGCAATACAGCGATACTGCATCCAGGAACTGAGTTAATAGGCTAGGATCAAAGTGAGGCATTAAATCGCCACTCAAATTAACGCTATCCGGTCTAGGAATATCAACCGTCTTTAAATCAATGCGCTTATAAGGCATTAACTCAATTTTAAATTGCTCTGTATGGTTCACTACGGCGATAGCCTGGCTTGCTGATTCGATCTTTAGAACAAAATGATCCACCATAAAATCGTTATCTTGATCCTGAAGTTCAATTACTCCCTGATAAAACTGCTCAATGTCACGACCTGACAGCAAATAATTGCATCCCTTAAATACTTCCTGTTCAACAATGAACAATGACGGCCCGTTTGCCGCTCCCATCCATCCATCACCCATGTTCACACAACTAAAAGCAGGGTTATGGCCTTCTCTTAAAAAGGGCAGACATGCAAACAAGTAGCCTACATCGAACTCAAGTACTGCCTTAATCGGATCTGCTTGAGTATCTATCATCGTATATCCCCGTATTTCTTGGCACCACACGCGCATTTATAGGCACCTTTCTGCCCAATATGAATGCTGTGGCGGTTCATGCTTATGTTTTCACTACGCACAGTCACATTCTTAACAAAGTCCCACTTATGGCGCGGGCCCAGGGTGCACTTTTTCATTTTCCAATTGATTCCTTTATTATTTTTTGGATTTCCAGATTTCTTTTTTACAAAGCGGACACGCCACAACCAGGCAGGTTTCATTGCGGTCATGTTCTACTCGGGCCTCAGATTCCATAAATTCAAATTCTGTTTTGCAATGTGAGCACGTCACCTGGATCGGTAAACTGCCTGGGATTACCCCGGTTTTTAGGATTTTCATTGTATATTCCCGTGTTTTTCGGCACTTATTGCCGGTTTTTGTGTGATGACGTTTGAGGAAATCGCAATAGATATGGGTAAAGGTGTATGAAATACAGTCACGCTATCCAAATTGAGATTGTTCTTAACCTGGCTTAATGCCTGTTTTAGTCTGTTCTTATATTCCTGTCGCTTAGACGGGGGCATATAAGAAACATCAACATTAAGAATTAATGCAGTGGCCGGATCTTTTGAGGAAATAGCGATGATTTTTTTAAATACTTCCTCCCTAAGACTCTGGACACTCCCGTTTAAAGCTTTATAGCGGCTTAATATCTCTAATAGGTTTTCCAATTTGCTGCCATGCTCCATCATTAGATGATCAACAAACATCAGCTGCAGCAAATCCAGTGAAAGATTTTCAGATAAACAAAAATTATCATCTGACTGGGCATCCCTTTTTGCCGCTATAGAATCTATATCCATGTGTAGATCCTTTAGAAAGTTTTACCCATCAGTCCCAAGTCAAGCATGCGTTTTCTTAAAGTCCCGCGATTAATACCCAGGACTTCTGCAACACGGGTTTGATTGTTTTTATAGGTCTTTAAGCAATGGGTCATTGTGATCAGGTCAAGTTGATCGATCAGCTCACTACGGGCCGCCCCACGGTTAGCAGATACAAACTCAGTTAATTGATTTGGGTTTAATGCCACTACGGCGCTTTTAGAAGTCATTGGTTTAAAGCTCATCGTTCAAAATGTTTAAGGGTTAATTCAGTTTTGTGAGAAGTGTCATAAAAGCGTTCACCTGCAATCAAACGCTTATAGAGTGCTGAATAGGGGATAAATTCGGTTTGTGCCATTAAAGGCTTAAACCGGTCTTTGGTATTTAGCTTTCCGGTATTGATCAGGGCCCCATGCTGCACACCCTTTTCCATAGCTTCTAACCGGCATACCGTACAGCCCAGGCGATGTGCAAAATTCACTAATCCACAATCTAGGCACTTTGTATTTCCTGTAGACACGACATAACAACCAGGACGGCGGGCAAATTTAGACATGATTAATCGTTCCTTCCGAAATTCCTTTAGGACTCTGACCTTATCTTTTTGCTTTTGGGGCGGGATCTTGGCGAATAACTCGGCTAGGCTCATGGGGGATTGATACCTACATGTACCTGATCAACAACTTGACGGGCAAAACTAAGTAGACGCGGGCTTATGTAATACCCTGGAACTCCAAAACCATTATCAACGGCCAATTTATGAACCTTGTCTTCTTGTAGCTTTGGCGGACCAAAACCAATAATCAAGTTGGGGTGTACATTCAAGTACTCGGCAATCTTTAAGGCTTCAAAGCAGCGCATATCACGCTTACCGTTTTCAATGCCTCGATAGCTTGCGCGGGAAATCCCCACAAACTCGCTAATCTCGGTTTCTGTCACATATTTTGACTTGCGTATTCTTGCAATACGACAACCCCGGGCAACCAAATCTAACGTGCGCATGCTTTCTCCAAAAAGCAAAATTCTAAGTAAAATTCTTTCTTACTTATTATGCTTTAAATTATACTTTTAATTATTAATTATGCGCAATAGCATGATAAATTAATTATATAAAAAAGCCCTACATAGTAGGGTCTTGTCCTTTATTTAGGCTTATCTTGCCACTTTACCAGGCGTCTAATTTATGCCTGTTTTGCTCATTTCCTGATTATGCTTTTAATTGTGGATAACTATTGGATAACTCCTATTTTTATCCTCAATATCATAGATACATGCTTTATCGCATATAGCCAGACGTAAAAAAACAATCACGCTGCAGCGATAGCAGCACCGTTAATGCGCTTATAGGTTTTGCTGTACGCATTGATCTTAATCACAGGGATATCATGCTTTGCTAACAGTTCCAGGCCGCCCATAAATTCCGCCTCATAGTAGCAATAGGCTTTAGTCAGTCCGATGGATACCAGGCGCGGGGCACAGTTCGGACACGGGGCACTATGGGAAAAAAGCACTAAGGCATTGGTGGCATTATCAGACTGCTTAGGCACATTCAAAGCCGCAAACATGGAGGCATGTAAATGCGGGTTTTTCTTTTCACAGACATGGCTTTTACACATATCCGAAAATACGCTGTCAAAGCCTACCGATAGCACCTTGTATTGATCTGGTTTGACTTCCCGGCAAATGACGGCGGCGTCATGATTGCCAAAATCTGCATGTTCTTTAATGAGTCCGGCCAGGTTGATAATATCGTCCAGGCTATGATGTGACTTTTTAACCTTAGTCGACAAAAAGGCCCGGATATCTAATTTTTCATGGCTGTATGAACTATTGGCCTTTTCCCGCTCACATTCACGGATTGCGTTCATGATCCGATCCACTCCATGCTTCATAAGCAAATAGCGCCCGTCCTCCTTCGAGTAAGCCAGGTCACGCAATTGACGGGCCGTTAGGTTCACTTTCTCCGCCAGGCGCTGTACTCGGCCTTCACCCTTGAGAATAAAACGGCGAAATGAAGGAAATCGCTTAATACAGTCCTTTTCCATTGCCTCAATTTCTAACTGTTTCTCTTCAATCAAATGCACTAGATCCGGGGACATTTTATTTTCATGGATCAGGTTATATAGACTGGCCCGGTCTTTACCGACCAACTGACCAAGCAAAGGCATGCGGCCCTTTCTGGCCTCTACCCATTTTTTGATCCGTGCATTACGCAATACATAGTCTTTCTTGTTCATGCTGCTACCCTCAAAACATTTCTATTTCATTTGTGCCAGGTCTTGCGTTCCGGTATCCCTGCCAATCAAAGTTAGCAACGATAATCCGGTTTTTTTCCATAAAACGATCTGCAGAACGTGCACCAATTGCCAAACGGATATCGGTATGACTTAAATTTGAAGTCATGATGGTCGGTAACTTGCGCTTATAGCGTTCATCGATAATGGCTGCATAAGCATCCAGTAAATGTGTATGTGTCGTTGTGGTCGCGCCTACATCGTCAATACACAAAATCGCCTTGCTCGATAACCGGTTAATTAAGTCCTGGGTCTTCTCTGTCGCGTTCTGGCCCCAGGTCGCGGTAATTGCATGGACCAGGTTCGGTTCACTGATAAACAGCACAGATAAGCCACCCTTCAGGGCCAAATCATTTTCATCTGCTGCCTTTGATACCAGGGATCGATGAATCACCCCCTCAAGCAATGCCGATGCATAAGCGGTCTTGCCTGTACCCATATTCCCGCAAAGCAAAATGTTCTTGGCACCTTCACTGTTTCCTGCTGCTACCAGGTCCTTGATGTATTGCACCAGACGCGCCGTAATGGCCTGTTGTTTCGGGCTACGGGTCGCATCCATGCTGCTAAAATTTTGGCCGATGTTGTTTTCTGGAATGCCAGATTTTTTAAGCGTTTTCTGGATCAGCTTTTTAATTTCTGGCTGCAATTCCTTTAAACGGTTTTCTTCTACGCATAACGGGCATTTGTGGGCCACTTGCTTTAAAAACTTAGGAATCTTTAATTCCTGGGTGCCATGCTCAGTACATGGGATCTGAACGACTAGAGTGTCAAAAGAGGGTTTAGCCTGGGTTTTGGCAATGGATTCGTCTTGCTGCTTTTGGGATTTTTCCTGATCACAGTGCGGGCAAGCTTTGTTTTCATCGGTAGTGAATTTCTGATAATCACCGTGAATAAGGCAATTCAACTGTACGCGGTTTTCCATCTGCATTGCTCCCATCTTAGAATCCCTCAATTGACGCTTGGTAATCAGCACTTAGTTCAAACGGCGCTGCTTCCTGGACTGCAAAGGTATTCGGTAAGGTCTGTGCTGTTTGCACAGCGGCGCTTTGCTTTGTTGGTTTTTTAGCGTAGGTAGGCAATGGAATATTAAAGCCCAGTGCTTGCATGCGTAGCACATGCTTGATGTGCTCTTTACGGGTGCTTTTGATACCAAGTAAGTACACGGTGAAATTCTTTAAACGCTGTGTATGGTTGATATTCTTGTATTTGTCGTGCTGTTGGTTGAAATCAATCAGAAAGTTATCTAGCTGTTCTTGTGAAGTCAGATAAGCACCTAAACCTGCTCGACCTAAGTTTGCTTGAAGCATTGAGTCATTGATTTGTAGATACCAGGTATTCAGCAACTCAGCTTTGGTCTTCTCTGTTTTCTTGATTTCTACGCCTTTGCTTTCAAGCATCGAAGTTACTGATTCACCCGTTGGATTATTATTAAAAATAGTACTTCTTGAATCACAGTATTTATTAGTGTCGTGTTTACCGCTTACGGAAAACCCGTCTGCGGTCAGCTCTGCATCAGGAATATTTTGATCATTTACCACGGCGTTACCCTCAAGTATTTCTTCACCAAATAAGTTCAATTGTGGCGACTCTTCATGATCGCCATCTTGCAAAATTCCTGACAAATCCAGGTCGGCCACAACAACACCTGTGGACTCTTCAAAGATCTGGTAATTCATACGATCAAACTGGCCGTTCTGGCCCTTAATTTGCGTCATACGGATATAACCGGCTGTCACCAGACGATCTACCATACCGCGGATGGCATCACGGCCTTCCACGCTCTTTTTAACAATGGCTTGAATACATAAATTGTGATGATCCGACCAGGAAAGTAATTGGCACATCAGGCCACGGTCAGAATGCTTGATTGAAGTATCACGTAATAGCTTATTGGTGATTACCGTATAAGGGTTTTCGCGGTTATGTGCTGCGCGATGAATGTTCTTTCTTTTTTCGCGTTCAAGATTTTCCACCATTCCTTCAAAGATGGCAGTGTTTAGACTTGTCATAATTTTCCCAGGTACTGCATTTGTATTGTGAATCACTTAACCAAAGCTACTTTTTCGCTTGCTAGGTAACAGATAGTTAAGTTTTGTTTACCGCTTGTCTAAATCTGCCTTATGCCAAAGATGGATTTTTCTTCTTTGTTCTAGCTGCTTTTTGATCGTAGACATAAGCTTCGTAGTCAAAATAAATATCATCACGAGCCACTACGCCATTCGTAAATTTAGAGAATCGCTCTGCAACTGGCATTGAAACCAGAATCACACCTGACAACTGCTTGCTGACTGTCACCTGATTTACTTTAAGCACTTCAGCCGCACTTTTTTGACTTTTAAAGTAAATTTGGTACTGCTTCACAAAATTATCGTGCTTCTTTAAGCCTTCTGGCGGCAAACGATCCCGCATTGTTTGCTTTGAAGGGTAACTTTCCAAATCCGGGGGTAGGTTTTTATGCGCTGTCATGCTTTCCTTTCTCATGGTTATGCGTAATTGCATGAATGTTATTCTTTAAAGCATAATTTCACAAGTTTTAATTTTACATGTGATTACGTTTACTGATTGTTATTTGTATAATTTTGAGCATAATAAGAACATAACTATGCGTTTAGGTTTAATTTTTTTATTTTTTATTCTTTAAGTAAGGGACAGAAATGCAAGCACATGACTCCAAAAGCTTAGATGAAAAACAGCATTTAGTAATAGATGAAGGTTCCGATTCTCAGCCTCCATCTATTACTTACACTAAGCCTGGACACGGGATAAAGACAACTGACCGTCCTCTGGGTGCTGTACGTTTAGAAATAGCTTTAAACGAAGCGAACATGTCACAGACAGAACTTGCGCGTGAAATTCATGTTGAACAAGCAACCATTAGCCGCATCATTAATGGTAAGTCTAAGCGTTCGCGCTACTTACCACTTATTGCCAAAGTTCTAAATAAGAATGTGAATTGGTTAGCCGGAATTGAACCAAATGATAAAAATAACGCGGTAATAAATAAAAATCTTTTAGACATAAACAATCAAGTTTTTGTTATTGTGCCTGAATATGATAATAAGCATAATTCCCCTTCTGAAGATATAACTGAAAGCATAAAGACTGGGGGCGCTACCATGATCGCAAAAGACTTACTATCAAAAAATATAGATCCAGATGGCCTTCGCTTTATCTATGAAAAAGAACGTGCCATGTCACCAGATATCAAAGTCGGCGCTGCCGTAACCTTCAATACCAAAGATACAAATATTACTAACGGTGATGTTTTTGTGATCCTGTATGGTAAACAAGAAACGTCACGCATCTTATTCCTTCAACCAAACGGCGATATTCTTATTCGTGCAAAAGAACAAGACTATCCAGATTTTGTTGTTAATCCAAATGAGCCAAATTTTAAAGTTTTAGGTCGAGTTTTGTTTGTGACTAACAGTTATTAAGGGCTTTTAAGGGTCTAAAAACCCCGAAATATAAGCTGATAGAAAAGAAGTCTACTAATTTAGTAGATTTTTTTTCGCCCAAAATTATTCTATTACGCACATTATAATTATATTGTTATGCTCTATTGCATAATTTTATGCTTTAAAGCATAATCAGTTTTCAATACATGAACTAGCAGACTCATTATGAAAACTTCTACAAATCAAGCAGTAAAAGACGTAAACAAGGCATTTGCCGAACTTATACGCGCAATTGGCTATATGATTTTCGTTATACCCGCATCAAAATCAAAAGTAATCTTTGATTCTGTTGACACTTTCTCAGAAAACTTAGGTATCGATCTTAAAAAATGCCTTCGCATGATTGGTATTATTCTGTTGATCGCAGTCCACTTGTTTATTTTTTCTAAACTGATTGGCCGCGCCCTGGACATTGAGGCCGACTCACAAGATATGGCGATGATCGAATATAAAGCCTCAGTAAACAATTTGGCTGAAGGGGAATAATATGAACGCTCAAAACAAACAAGCAGTAGAAGTGTTCCAAGCTGAAGAGGTTGAACTCTCGACTTTTCACCCGGCCCAGGCGCAAAAGTTTAATTTAACCAATGGTAGAGAAGTGCTATTGGCAATCCATGCCATACAACGCGCAATCAGCGATATGGGGGGGATCGGTAAAACTCACGATACCAAAGCAAAAAATGCAGCTTATAACTATAAGTTCCGCGGCATTGAAGATATGTATAACGTCATATCTCCTTTAATGGTGCATTTCGGCCTGGTGCTCACGCCATACCTAGAAAGTGGCCGCATGAGCAAAATTACAACCAAGACGGGCGATGTTACCTATAAGTCTGTTGTGACTATGCGCTATACCCTCATTTCAATCATTGACGGATCTTCAATTGAAGTGTGCTTTGTCGGTGAAGCGAATGATAGCGGTGACAAAAGCTCATTAAAGGCCCAGTCCCAGGCACAAAAGGCGTTTTATATTCAAACATTCAATATTCCAACGTCTACCTATCATCAAGATTTAAGCGCCTATGGTTCCCAGGGATCAAATCAGCACAATCAAATTACTGCTGAAGATGCACCGGTTCAATTCAATCAAGGCCCTGAAGCTTCACTGCAGTTTAAAAATGAAGTGGATGAATATATGCGTCAACATAAAGAAGTTTTATGTGAAGTCCTTAAACGCCGTAACCTGGATATTATGACGATTAGCCATAATCAACTTTCTGAGATTTATGAAGCCTTCAAACAGCATATAGCGAAAAAGGCCCAGGCCAGAAAAGATAAGGAGGCCCAAGCTGCTCAACACAATCAACATCACCACCATGCGCAAGATTTAATGTACGCCCAGGATGCGCAACATGTGCAGAACTCTCGCCACGTGCATTAATCGTGTTTTTAGACAATTGTTAGGGCCTTCAGATTGAAGGCCCTTTTTTTTTAATGTATGCTTCATTTGTTCAATTGAACATGTTGTTCATTTGAACATACTGTTCAATTAAACATAATGTTCACAATAGGGAAATCAAAATGACTAAATATATCGCGCTCTTACAATTGAAAGGCGGGGCCGGAAAATCAACAATTACTGCAAATTTATGCGGCTATCTTCTAAGCCAAAATGCGACTGTTTTGACAGTAGATGCTGATATACCACAAGGCACATTAAGCGCCTGGGCATCATTAACATCAGAAAATAAAAACCATCATCATGAGAAAGCAGCAACTGCTGAAGAGCTCATTAATATCCTGGAACAAGCCGAAGGGCAGTATGATTATGTTTTGATTGACTCGCCGCCGCGAATGGCTGACGTGATGAAAGCCATTCTTTATGTCAGTGACTTGTCTTTGATCCCACTTGCAGCGACTACACCTGATATCTGGGCTACAAGTGACATGCTGCCTATGCTACAAGAGGCATCTAAAGAACGTGATATTAATGCCCGTCTGGTATTCAATAAACTAAAGCCTACAAGTAGAAGCCAGGAAATACGTGAACAAGCAGTAGAAGTACTAGAACTGCCTCAACTTGAAACAGCCCTATCTGATTATGTCGCTTATGCGGACGTGATTGGCTTCGGTGGCAATGTTTTAAATCACGACCATAAAAAGGCTAAAGAACAATTTAATACCTTTGCCAGTGAGGTGCTGTTAGCCCTCGAACCCATCAAAGCTTAAAGGAAATAAACATGAACACCAATACTAAAAAGCCCGTTTTGCAAAAGCCAGGATCTGATAGTTCTAGCCGTTTTTCCGGTGCTAGAAACTTTGCAGCCGGCGAAACTGAAACTGAAGTGCCTGTGCAAGATCAGGTAAAGGCGGCACCCGTAGCCAATAAAAAGGCCACGGCAAAAAAGGCCCCACCTTTAAAGCCGGTTAAGAATGACGCGCCGACCGTGCGCGAAAACTTTGACTTAGAAGAAGATCTAAGCAACCAAATGCGCTTTTTCCTGGCAAATTCTCGCAAGTTCCGAAGTAAAAGAGCATTCCTGACCCAATGCTTGATCGATGGACTTAAAAAGTATGACGGACAATAAAAAGCAAGCTATTGGCTATGTTCGTGTGAGTACACAAAAGCAAGTCAATGAAGGCATTTCCATTGAAGCTCAAATATCGCGTATTGAAGCCTGGGCGCAGTTTAATGAATATGAGCTAATCCACGTCTTTGTAGACGAAGGGATTAGCGGTAAAAATGTCAATAACCGCCCAAAACTAGCTGAAGCCTTGTCCTTACTTGAGAAGGACATGGCTTTCGTGTTTTATAGCCTGTCCCGGGTTAGCCGTAATGTCATTGATACCATTGCTATCGGTGAGCAAATCCGCAAAGCATCGGCCGACATGGTAAGCCTATCCGAAAAAATTGATACGACTGGGGCCGCGGGTCGCATGATTTTCAATTTACTGGCTGTCTTAAACCAATTTGAGCGGGATCAAATATCTGAACGCACAAAAATGGCAATGAGATACAAAAAGGACAATAACCTTGTGTATTCCCATGTGCCGTATGGCTACGACCGCAAAGACAAGGATCTAGTGACTAACCAGGCTGAAGCACAGAATATTGCTTATATGGTCGGGTTACGCGAAAAAGGCTATGGCTTTAGGAAAATAGCCACTCAGCTGAACAAGGACAATATTAAGAGCAAGCACGGCGGGCAATGGTATGCCAAAACGGTTGAACAAGTGATTAAACGTACTTTGGAATCTACTTAATCTACCCATAACGGTTCCCGGCTAAATGGCTTATTTTTTAGTTCCGGGAACGGCCTCAATAGTTATTTCATTTCCTCGACCAACTCAGCGTATCGATCTAAGTTTTTTTCACAGAAATCTTCTTTACCATGCGCCAGATAACGCTTTTTGGTGTCTTGGGTTACTTCTTTGGCATACCAGTTAATACGGGCGGTCGGCACATGGCTAGTGCACTTGCCATAATCAAATAGGTCTTTAAAGTTTTTTGAAACGCCACCCTTAAACCCGCATGTGTCCTCAAGCAGTTTATTGTACATACTGGCCGCCAGAACTTCTTCACATAGCTGTTTATCAGTTTTTTGTGCATGTGCCAGGCTAACCCCCATGACCAATACAGAAAAGATAATTAACTTATTCACCCTAACTTCCTTTTTTTTGATTTTTTCAGAAAGACAATAATAGCATTCATGTTTACTCAGTATGCTAACTACAAACTGCATAAAACTATCTTTTAAAGTCAATAAAAAGCCTGAAAGCCTTTACACATAAAGCTTTCATGGATTTATAAAAGTGATATTTTTTTGCTGAATTAAGATAGTTTTCAGTTTAACTGTCTTAATACTCGGAAAAACCATCTTTATTCAGACTCGAACTCAGGCACAGCAAGGCTTTCATGATTTTCCCAATAATCAAAAAAAACTGTATAAAACTATCTTTTAAACTCATAAAAAAGCCTGAAAGGCTTATGTATCAAGGCTTTCAACGGTAATTAAAAGACACTATTTTTTTACTGAATCAAGATAGTTAAGTGCCTCAACTATCTTAATACTCGGAAAAACTATCTTTATAACTGCATAAAACTATCTCTTAACGGCGTAATGCCTTGATATGAGCGGGTTTCAGGGATTTTTTTCATTAAAAGCACAGTCTTTAATCAAAGACGGCATTCTAACTGCATAAAACTATCTTTTAAGCCTTAAAAACTGACTGTATAAAACTATCTTTTAAAATTAAAAAGATAGCTTGTCTACTAGCTATCTGAATGATGCATAAAACTATCTTTTAATGAGTTATCCACATGTATAAAACTATCTTTTAAACTTTTTTTAACTGTATAAAACTATCTTTTAATGTTGTGAAAGCCCCGTGTAGCAAGGCTTACAGCGGGGCTAAAAACATAGTTATAAAAGCTTTATTTATAAAAACATATTTTTCTTTTTTTTATTTTAAATTTGTATTTGTTTTTCATGTGATTTTTTACCTCTATAAATTCACGTCATTCACCTAAAGTTTTAAGCAGCTTTCGCTTTTCGTTTTGACTCTCCATAACCCAATCGAATTAAGTGATCTGCATATTTCTGACAAATGCTTCTATTTGCCAATTCACCCAGTAAACGATTTTCAAAGTCTGGCTGTAATTCACCTACTTGCCCATAGATTGATCCAAACAAATGATCACGGGACAATTTAGAGGCAAATAATTCAATTTGACGGGCAGTTAATTTAAAAGTTAATTCAACTGGCGCTTCAATCGTTTTAACAACACGTTTTTCTTTAATTACAAATGAAAAGTGACTAATTGAACGTCCTGTTCTGAACTGCTCATATTTAATTTTTAAATCTGATTTTTCATTTAATTCAAGTATGGCTTTATCCAGAACATTCGCTTTAAACAAACTCATGGTTTTATATTCTTTAAGCTCTACGCCTAGTTTTGCTCTTAGATCTTCATAAGCATATTTTTCTGTGTGTCCAACTTTACGCCATTTCGATACAAGCTCATAAACGCGCAAACTGTACTTACTATCAAACTCACTGACGTTATCTAAATAGTACTGTGTGAAATGTTCATCTAGGCATTTGATCATGCTGATCACTTCCTCACTTAAATATAGCGCCACAAGGCCCGTAGACTTCACGTAGGTAACTTTATTCACCCATCCCGCTACGGTGATAGCGTCTTGATCCTTATAGCGGTCAAAATAGCTAAATTCGCGCCTTTTAAGCGTTTTGCTTGCACTGGCTATATTTCGATAAGCGGTGCTTTCATCAACCTTGAATTGTTTGCTATAACTTAGCGCGGTAATTTCGATAGGGGTAGATGGTGAAAGCCCTCGTTTTTCCCGTGCTTCTACGATGGTTAAAAGCATTAACCGCTGTTCTACCAAAGTAAGGTTAAAACTGGCATCAATTAAAGCATTGTCCTTTACTACTATTTTATTTTTCATTTACTAAATCGCTTTATTCCCCATTGCATAAAACGCATACTAGCACGATCTTTTTTACAATAAAAGATAGTTGATACACTAACTATCTTTTATTTTGTAGGGCTCAGCAATAGAAAGGGTTTTAGTGGTTAATTAAGATAGTCAAAATGCTAACTATCTTAATACTCGGAAAAACTATCTTTATAGATTAAAAAGCCTTTCATAGCCTGGTTTTCATCTAGTAAAAAAATATATTCTTTGATTTCCTAGTAATGATTTTGTGCATAAATATATAACTTTGCGCACTTTTTAGCCTATGACTGAGAAGGCCATTTTTATGCCTGGAACCACTTAAATAAATTTCGGTATAAATTCTATATTTTGTCTATAATTTGTTAATAAAAAGCAGAACTTAGCGCAAATAATCTTTACCTGGATTTTATTATTGGTTACAATAGCGGCGTATTGTGAATATTTGATTTTTTCGCTTTATTCCCTATTGTCGTTAAAGTCAGATAGAAACAACAAAGCCCGCGATTATTGCTAGTTCTCGCGGGCTTTGTCTATTCTGGATCTATTAAATTTAAATCACATTAATAATATCTACTTGTCCTGGATAGCTGCCATTCGTGGCAATATTCCCATTTGGCAATAACACATTTTGATTAAATTTAAGCTCTGGATAAGATCTTGTATGGGTCAATGTTCCCAAGCTGTTCACATCAAGCAGTCTTACTTCATCCAGATTAGTAGTTGCTAGAACACGGCCATTTTGAGGGGGTTGAAACCTATAATAAATAGGCCCTAGATCTTCTTTCCTTGATCCTAAAGTGACCTCATGTGCAGTTACTTTAATAATATCTAAAAAGCCTTTAAATTTTTCGTCATCGGAAATATCCCAGGTATAACTCCACATAATAATATCGCTATGCATCCAAATCGCATTACCTATCGTGCGCCGGTCATATTGCGCATTTGTTGTCATCGCATGCATTCCGATCAGCTGTACATTTCCGTTTTCAAAGCTAAAAACTTTTAGATCTGCTGAACCGGTAGTTACATAACTGAACTTATCGCCATTAGGTGATACGCATAGACTTGTAAAATAATCAGCTTCACTGAGTTGCCCTATTTTTTTATAAGTTGCCTGTGTCTGCCTTTTGTAGATTTGAATAGCCTGGTTCATGTTAGCAGTCAGTATATAGTCACCGTTTGCACCAATAGCCCTTTTTAACGCTGGCTCATTTACTGGCGGATCAAACATCAAATTCACGTCATAATTTTCACCATTACTTCTTGATAGTGACTTGCCCTCCCCTGACCGTAGTAAAAGTGAACTGTCTTTAGAAAAACTCGTATAGTTCCTATCGTCATTTTTAGAACTTGCCATTAAATTATGACTTAGATCCAGACTATTGCCATTTAAGGCATAGATGCCGTAAATACTATCTCCCAAATCTCCATAGAGATAAGCCCCATCATGAGTAACTAAAAATGGACGGAAATATCTGTTTTCAGGGTTTGGATTTGGCAATGGAGGCAATGGATCTGGTGGATTAACCACTGGTTCCCCTGCCTTCACACATACTTCTAAAATTCTCTTATCCTCACCCTGATAATACGAAAAATTATCATAAGGTGAGGCAGTTGGAGGGGTAAGAATAAGGCTGCTATTCGGATTATTTTCAGTAAAATCAAAATTTAAACGTAATGTATTTTTCGTTATATTCGCAAGATGCTGCCAATCGGGAAAGTAGCCCTCCGGCAATGTTAATTGAGTTCCATCATTGGGATTGGATTCTTGAATTGTGTCGAAATACTGGCCAGAAGTTAAAGTTTCAAAAAAGTTATGAGTCACATCATTGATAGTAACCTTTGCCCCCATCATGATAGGCATTATTTCAGCTTCAACCAGTGGCATTTTATAGGCCATTACTAAAGTCATTACACTTGTTGCCCCGGCACAACTAATAGCGCCATTTCCAGGGTTGCTAATAACAGACTTATTGATACGCAATACTTCAATACTTGGTACACCAGTGCCTAACACGTCCTGGACGGCGGTATAACACGGGTTTTGTGGTTCATAACCTAGCATTGCCTTGATGTTGTCCCGGTGAATGGTCATAGGCTTGTCCAGGCGGCCACGTTTAAACTGGCCCACAATCAGGCCCTGGATTGGATAGGCACCTGTACCACCACTGGCATCGTTTACGCCCTGGTATTGAATCCCGGACTCGTTAAATAAAATTTCTGTTTCGTGGGGCATGGCTTTACGCTCTCTGTTGAATAGATCTATTTTACGGATCTAAACGGCGCGGCCCAGGCCAGATTCCAGAATAGACAAAGCCCGCGAAAATGTGCTAGTTCTCGCGGGCTTTGTCTATTCTGGATCTATATAAATTCAGGAATTAAAAAAACCGCAATCAATTGCGGTTTTTTGCATTTGCTGCCTGTTACATCGGCTGTTGGTATAACCCAAATAGCCCATCGCCACATACGGTTATTTCAAAATACCCGTTTATTCCCCAGGGTACGGAAAATTGACCATAATCATAATTGATTTCAATATCATTTCTTAACTGACCGTTAATGCTGATTTTACATGAGCGATAGAATGTTTCTAACTGTGCATAGCTAAGTTCATTTTCCATTTCAATTCGCCAATAGCGATAGTCTGAATGTACGGTTACGCAATTCCCCCCACCTCCAATACGCAATACCTGGACATTGGGCACACCGGTGCCTAACACGTCCTGAACGGCGGTATAGCACGGGTTTTTTGGGTCATAGCCAAGCATTGCCTTGATATTATCCCGGTGAATGGTCATCGGCTTATCCAGACGGCCACGTTTAAACTGGCCCACAATCAGGCCCTGGATTGGATAGGCACCTGTACCACCACTGGCATCGTTTACGCCCTGGTATTGAATCCCGGACTCGTTAAATAAAAT